ATAGGTATCTTCAGAGAAGTCCTGATGTCCCGGAGTGTCCAGGATGTTGATACAGAATCCGTCATAATTAAATTGCAATACGGAGGAAGTGACGGAGATTCCTCTTTCTTTTTCGATTTCCATTTCATTTTCGGTCATGTCATCTGTGTAATTTGCCAGACGATCAATTCGACCGCAACAATTGTAGCCTTTTTCCATATCGAACATATACCAAAGAGTGAACTGTTCGAATGGGTCAAAAGGATTGTCAATTGTTGTCAATCTGACTTCTCTTGACAACTAAAATTCACTCCTTTTTTAAGTAATCTGAAATTGTAGAACTCGACTTACCAAGCTTTATTGCTATTTCAGCGATTGTGAAACCATTTGCTTGCATAGCTTTTGCTCGATTTACTTGAGCTGGGGTTAAGGTTTTAACAACTCTAGGTGTAGCTCTTTCTCTGAGCTTGTCTATGTCGGTGTTATTCAAAACACGTTCCAATAGACTTTTAGTAACAGCCCCAGATTGTATAGCCTCCCATTGACGATCCGTTATTTCGATATTTCTCTCTTTTCTAGATAGAGAACCAAATTCTTCTCTATACTTAGTCACTGCTTGTTGACCTACTTTTCTTACATCACCAGCTTTCATCTTTTTACCAGTTTCTTGCAGCGCTAACTCTTGCTTATTAGCTATCGAAACATTAGCTTTTCTTAGAGCGGCCCTTTCACGTAGAGCATTTAATTCCGCATTATTAAGGTCCGCTTTTAGCTTATCTACGTCTGCTTTATACACTTTTTCGGCATTCTTATTTTTTTCGAGGGAGGGGGTATTAACCATCTCTTTACGGGCCCGGTTAGCCATCGCTTTCATGCTATTAGCATAATCAGCATAGACTATTTCCATAGGATGACGAGCTGTCGATAGTAAGTCATAAGCATCGTCAGCCTCGGCCATACGGGTTGATTTTTGGGTGATGGTCTTCCTTGCATATTTAATACTACCATCCTTGTTTGTATAGAAGACATCGCCAGTGTCGGGGTCCATCCTTTTGACGGGGGAGTATTTATTTCGATCTTCTTCGTTGGAGGGGTCGTACTTAATACGTTTTCCATCGGTAGTCTTGATGGTTCGCATACCGGTCTTCCTATCAGTAGTGTAGTCAGGCTTGTAAAGCTTTTCGGGTCTAGCCGTCTTCCAAATCAAGGCTCCTTCCGGTCGAGATGGATCATACCCCTTATTTCCTTTAATGTTAATGTAGGGACTACCCTCTCTTTTATCCACATCCACCTCGCCTTTGCTTTTAGATATGATAGTGGATGCTCCGGCATTAGATTTTCCTTGATACTTTTGTTTTAAAGCTTTTATACCATTCTCAACTTCACTAGCTTTGTAGTCTAGATAGTGTTTCTCAGCATCGATAACCACCATACTATGTCTAACAGCTCTAGCCATTTCGTCCTCGGTGGCTCCCCCATCCAATGTCATATCAGTTATCAGATTAGAAATCTTACCCATTTCAGTATCAGTTTTCTTCATAAGAGGATATTCGACGCCTTTGCGATAACAATGAACAGTCCCATCAGCATCGACTTTTATTTTATCCGGATCGGCTCCATATTCCACTTTAGCGTCAAAGCCTTCCAACCCTTTAAGAGGATTTGTCGAAATTATTTTTACACGCCCTTTAGAATCATTCGTTGGTATACACATTACAGTGTCACCATCAAAATCAGCTCCTGATAAACGTTCTGCCACTTTGTTATTTAGTCCTATAGCATCTCCGGCATCTGCACCTAATATTTTTTTAGGTAAGGCAAGCTTATTATTAACTGTCACTATCGGTATTTCGAATGTTCCGCCGTGCGGGAAACGAATAAGAGCTAATTTAGTTCCGTTGTCATAATTGGGGGCGTACACTTCATTATCCTTTATGGATGGAAACGCAGTAATAACATGATACTTTTGCCCTGGTAAAGCAGCAGCTTTTAAATCCACCGCAGCGGCATCACATTCATCTGCAAATTTGCTTAAAAGATGCTTCTTTATAACAGGATTAGGGATAGAGCATAACTCATCGTATTCCAACTGCTTCGATTCTTTGGCTATATTTAGCTGTCTCTTAGCCAAACTCAGAGATTGTTTCGACAGAAACTGCGCAGGTAATGCGTCCTTCCAGTCAGACCAATCCCCTTCATCAGCACGCTTATTGATCAGACCTAATTTCTTTTCTCCGGTCTTTTTATCTTCATACCAATATTGTCCTCCTTGGTCAGCATCTTTTATTAAAGAGCCGAAGGGGTTATCAGGATCTTTCTTGATTGTTTTTAAAACCGTGTTTTCTTTTGGACCCAATGCCGGTGTACCTTTAGGTTTATTAGTATTAAATACAACGTCAACACCATCCGGCATATTATCAGAGTAAACAGCCATTCCTTTTATATAATGTGTACCATCAACCATGATTCGAACTTGTGAATAACGAGATTCGCCTAACGACAAATCAGGAACGTTTCTTCTAAGTTCTATGATTCCATCTTTCTCGATTCCTCCGTCTTCTGCGTAATTAATCTTAAGGCGCTTGGAATCCAAACTTTCAGGATATGTGAATTTTTTCTCAAACGTTTTACCGCCATCTCTTGAAATATATTCATCGAGGGTTCCTATTTTATCATAATCATAAATCGCACTTTTAGGGGTTCCTGGTTTACAAAGCACTTTCTGAATTGTCTGCTGATTAGTATTAGTAGGCTGAGGAATACCTCCCGTATAAACTACATAACCATCGCCTTCCAAACCATACAAAGCAGCGTTCAGCATTTCTTTCGATACTCTAAGACTCAACTCGGTCCCCTTACCGACATCCAACATTCCATATTTGCTTTCGTCTACTTTCTTTTTAAGAGAATCAGCAGTATCTTTCGCAATTTTCATTTTTACTGCGGAATCAGGGTTCAATAACAATCTTACAGTAGATTCATTAATTCCCATCCGTCTTCCGATTTCGGTGGGACCTAGACCTTCTTTGTCTCTCAAACGTTTAGCAGTCTCTACATCACGAAGCCGCCTTTCATATTCGCACCATTTCTTTTCATTACGATAATCACTAAGAGTAACATTTTCACCAAATTCTTTTTTAATATTTTCAGCAGTTTCGGTCCAACCTTGTTTTTTTAATTCTTCAATACGACCTAAAAAATCCCTACCATGTTGGTAAGGATCTTCGCCAGAACCATATGGGTAACGACCGGATCTATATTTCATCCCATAATGCAGTATTACGTCAGAATCATCTTTTGACCCATAATAACCTAATATCTCTTCCGCAATAGGGTTCATGGTTTCATACCTCCTCGTAATCTACTTTTTCTAGCAATTTATCAAGGCGAATGATTTGGTCCATGACAGGAGCAATATCTTCTGCAGTCGGGTTATGATATAGAATTTCATCATTTTGATAAATTCGAAGTTCCATATCAATATCTTTCGGTTTTACTTTATATTCCAAACAAAAAAGAGCAGCGTATATTTCAAGCTGCTCCATCTTTGCCGGTATTTTTCCACTTTTTAAATCATGGATTCTTAAAAAATTATTTCTAAATGATATAGCATCTGCAGTGCCAAAAAATCGATCAGAATAATATAAGACCACTTCAGTATTCATCCTGTAACCGATAGCATCGTTCACATAAGAATAAATGGTTTTCTTAGACCGTGGCTGCTTAATTCCCAAATCAATGGTAGTCTTTGCCCATTGATGCAAAACGGTCCCCATTTCAGCAGCTTTTTTATTACTGTAAACTTCTAGAGCTTTCTGGTCATCATATCTAAGCCAACTAGGTTGACTCGGACTAAATGGCGCATGCAAGCCTTCAAGATTTCTATGTTGGTTGAATTGCATAAGATAGACTCTCCTTTAATCATTATTATTTGCAAAAACCTGTTGAAGTTCTCCCAACACTTCTTCTTTGTTTTCCGGACAGATGAATCTCGAAAAAGACATCTCGTCCATGAGTCCAACATAATATTCTTGGTTCGGCTGCTTTCTAGCATTCGCTGTTTTTTTACATTCCAAAGAAGCCCAACGATTTTTGTAGAGCACGAGCAAGTCGGGAATTCCTTGAATGTAGCTAGAGTCATTCTTCATAACGATACATCCTGGGTATTGATTTTTTAGTTCTTTAACTAAGTTTGCTTGAAACTTATTCTCCAACATTTTGTTGGGCCTCCTTTCTTTTTAATAAAAAAAATGCAAAAGGAAAAGTAAGCTCAAATTTAGCGCTTCTATTCCTTTCTCTTCATAAAAGGGTATGTTTTTTTCGCGAATTTTAAAAAGCAGCAGAAAAACAGAAGAGGCCGTGTTAGGGCCCCTTCGAATTCTGTACCATTAAGTTTCTTCTTGTATTCTGTCTCCGAATAGAATAGCCGTTTTAATTTCCATCAATGCTCCGTCTCCGCATCTTATAATATTATCGGATTCATTATTCTTATAGCCTATCAATTCTTCAATCGTTACTGGAACGTAACTATCGCATCTTTTTCCACATTCATTAACTCTCCTAAAAAACTCCGATACTGAATCAACGCCATCAGGCATAGTTGATGTTTTACTAAATGAACGCTTATTAATCCCAATAGCGACTAAAACTCCAGAACCAATAATCACTCCACTCGCGATAATAGTTTTTCGATGCTTCTTCAAAAAACTCTTGATGCTCTCTTTGCTCATTTCCGATTCCTCCAAAATATAATTAGTAACCTTACGGTTCCATAACAGCGAATGTTTATTTTGCGATGTCCATAATATCTACTAATTCAGACACCGAGCATTCCAAAGCCCTAGCTATTTTCAAAACGTTGTAACCTCTCGGACTTGCTTCTCCATTTAGATACTTACTTAATTGCGGTTGGGTTATACCAGTTAATTTCGATAGGTCAGTCTGAGTCATCCCTTTAATATTAAGACGTCTTTTTAATTTTCTAGCGAATTCATATCTCCATTCTGTTTCAGTCACCCAAGAATTGAATACATAGCTCGGAATCATTTGCCATTTTTTATCAACATAATCATATATCATTCTAGATCCGTCTTTTAATTTTATTGTTATTTCCATTTGTCCACTCGGGTACCAATCAGCAATATCTCTCATAACCCAAGGAACCATAGTTCTAAATTCGTCAAATATTTTCTGATAAAACTCCGATCCTATCACAATCGTATCTCCTTTCGAAATCGAACATAATATAGTCTCTGGCCAAAAACCCACTTTATTTTCTATTTACTATATAATCGTGAAATTATACTTTAGTTATATAACTAAACTATAATTTTCAACTTTTATACCAAATAGAGAAAAAAAGTGGGAAAGTGGCCAAAAAGCCCGCGAACCCGCATGAATGCTAGGTTTTTTGTGGCCAAATCCATTTTTAAAAATGGCCAAAAGCCCACTTTTTTTGGCCAGTAAAAAATTTGAGTGTCCGCAGATCGGTTTGTGGCCAAAAATACTCCAAAAAAGCCCACTTTTAAAATGGGCAAAAATGGCCAAAAAATCTCAACATACGGACACTCAAAACTCTAAATTCCAAACCTATTTTTTATTCTTTCTACCATTTTTGCGTTTTTTATCGGCAATATAAGAATCGAATTCTTCGTATTTGTTAACCCATTTTTTAGCTTTATGATACTCTTCAAGCTCACGTTTATACTTCTTACATTGACCGTGACAACCAGGATATCTATCAGGGCAATTCTCGCAAGTAAAAGCTACCATCTACAACTCATCCTTCTCTCAAATTTTAAAGCAAGCCATTATAACAACTCCGATAACGAAACCAATCAATATTCCAATCGTGAGACCTATACACAACATTATTGTGGGGTCCATATTAGTCAGCCTCGCTTTCCAAATATTTTTTTATGTATGGCTTGCAATCTTCAATTTCGTCGCATCCTTCATCCAAATTTCTACGAGAACACATAACGCAAGAAAGATTGCGATCGAAAAACGCAGCCATCTCGTCCACGCTCATCGCCCTGATTTGTTCATACCTGGTCATTGTCTACACTCCTTCGTAAAGTTGTTCCGCGTTATTCAAAATAGCTTTTGCATAATCGCTTACTTCTCCTCTAGAAGTTTTTCTGTTAGCGTAGGCAGCCCCACCGTTATAAGCCATCAAAGCCCATTCAATAGACCCGCTCGATTCTAACAAATCTCCAAGCAAATCTATTCCAACAGTTACGTTATCAAATGGGTCCATTAAGTCTGGAGCACCAAGCTCATTAGCCCGCTTCTGGTGCCATTTAGGCTGTATTTGCATTAGCCCGTATGACCTACCGTGGTCACCCTTAATATCGGCTCTATAGCGCGATTCTCGGCCAATCATGGCTATTATAATGGCTGGGTCTATTCCACGTTTCTCGCATTCTGCAAATATATGATCCTGTAGCTCTTCTTCGAGAGGCACGTCAAAATATGTTACTTCAGGAGCCTCTATAGTTTCCACACCAACATCAATAGGAGACCCAACAGCAACCTCATCAACTACAACAGCCGAGATTTCTTCTATAACAACTTCTTCTATTGTTGATTCAGAGGTTTCTGCTTTAACATCAAGCACTCCCGCTCCAGTAACAGCGCATATTGTGTATGCAGCGGCTACTATTAAATTTTTGATATTGCGCACGTCTTAATCCTCCTCCATCATTATTTTTATGATATTTTTGCTAACCGTCTCAACGTTCCATTCTAGTGTCGGCATATTGAACCTATCAGTTGTACTAGGAATGTTGATGGATATCGAGATGTTGTTAACGAAATCCGCATTTTCAGGAACTATATCTTTTGCACGGTCAATAAGCTCTTTGCCAATCTCCTTTATCTTTTGAATTAAGTTATTTTGAAATGTATTGCTCGTGCCTTCTTTGACTATTTCTCTATTCCAGCATTTTCCGCATATTTCATCAGTCATTATTCCTCCATGAAGTTTCGGACAATAATCCGGATCAGCTAAATAACCGTAATCCGACGGGCAATCATCGCATCCACCTATTGCCGTGGAATTAACTTTATTGAGATATTGAAGTTCTAATAGTTCTCTGCAAGTCATGCTAACCCTCCATCTGACCAATCCAATTCTCTTCCAAAATATTTAATGTTCTCTTTTGGAAGAAATGCTTTGTAGTTATTCTTACTAAAATAGAAGCACCCACTATCGACGTTGAGACCCCAATCGCTAACGCCAATTATCACTTTTTCAGAACCGTCGTTGAAAATGACAAGTAATTTGTTTAATATCATTTCTAATCTCTCCTTTCATTTTTAGCAAAAAGAAAAAGAGCCCTAAATTGGGACTCCATCCTCCGAATATTTAATCGTTTCTACTACTTCTTTAAAATGTCTATTGATATATTGTTTATATCGTTCTTCAGACATAATTAACTGTGTATAATCTGTAGCTTTAATCTCGACAATTCCGTTGTTAGCAAGAGTCTCGATGTCTTCCTCAGATAGTATTGTTATTTTAGTCATTTATAATTTCTCCATTCGATTTTTAAATTGTTCTATTTGTTCTTCAAAATTTCTTTGTATATCTCCTCCGATATCATAATTCACCATTTCTTCGATGACCCTGAAACTCATGGTGTTTACAATGGGGTGGTAGCCTATACAATTACCTTTAACATAATAGAAACAACCGATAGAACTTTCTATTCCATATTTAGTCACTTCATTAATTCTTTGTGTATGTCCGTCTCTAGTCACAATCGTCAAGTAGAACATTTCCAACCGCCTTTCCGGTGATTAATTCGCTATAAGGTAGCTCTTCAATCCAAACACAAAAGTCCCGCCACTCATCAAGTTTGTGAGTTTTGCGAGACTTATAAATGTTGGCCAGGACTTCGTAATTGAGCATCACCGTTCGTCTTTGGTTGTAGCTGCTCGGAAGAAGCTGAATCATCTGCCACCAGTATTTTTTGTCTTTGGTTTCGAGATATTTGTTTCTATAATGATTTAACGTATCAAGCATAATCTTTTTGATAACAAAACCTGACGAACACGCCACGTGCTCTGTATCATTATTTATTGTGGAATCATCATCGATTAAATGCTCACACGAAAAATCCTCCAGCGTAAATTCTTTCTCATGAATCTTATGCATCGTGCTGCAAGAATTCGCAACAGTTCCGACCTTGTACGTATCGAATTCCTTCCCATTAATGGACCATCTTTTACTCACTAAATATAGTGAGGACACCATTTCGGTTTTCATGGGCTTCGTTTCCTAAAACCCAGCTACGTATCAATAGTAGCCCTACTCCCCTGCCCGGAAGACGTAGGGGATGGCCTCTACAGGTTCGTTCTAAAAGTAAAAGAAAAAGTAAGGATAATCGGCTGCGTCACCTATTTTCCACTAAAGGGATTGAACTTATCCGTGTTCTCTTCCGATCGATTTAACGTTAGCTTCGTTTAATACAAACGGCTCGTCCACGAGCTTACGACGCTATAACGTCCTTACTTCTTCTCATAATATCGCATGTAAATTTCGCGAATATACTTTTAAAGCTTTTCCCACGGGATTCCAATGGGTGGTTCCCCGTTAGCCACAATTGTGACCCCTTCCGATAAGAAGGAAAAGTGTTTCATTGGCAGAAAGAATTTACCAATACAAAGGAGCAGTAATATCCACATATACCACGATCATCCGCATGAACTTACGATGGTCCGTACCGGCGTTGCGCAGCCGCATCATGAGGTCGAAGTCGTTTGGGCCGATATAATAGGTTTTGTGATCGTTGCATTCTTTCCTATGTTTTGCCGGTTCGCAAAACCCATCTCTATCAATGATTCCGCAAGTGCCACAGTCTACAGCATCATAGCTATCACTCTTCTCCCAAGAGTTCATCGGATTCCGCATCCCACGAATCGCATGCTCCCAGCCCAGGACCTCATAGTTTTCGAACTTGATCATTTTTACTCTCCTTTCAACAATAACTCCATAATCACATTTTTTTAAACATGTCCGGATTATCTTTAATAACCATGTGTAAAGCATTGGCGAGTTCGTCAATCAATTTTTCATCATGATTCACATGCCCAAGATGATCAAATATGGCGTGCGTTAGTTCATGCAGTAAAACCACTTCCATTCTCTCTTGTGCCGCCGGAACAATTCGGATCTCCAAGTTCATGTAATCGATCTCGCCAGAACAATTAAGCTTCCCCAAATCCAATATCGTAGTCTGCTCGATTCGATATGTTTTGCCTCCGATTTTTACGGTTTTAGGAATACGCATTTAGAATCCTCCGAAATAAGATGAATTTCATATCCGCACATTTTCTCGATTTCTGACAATGTCATTATTCTAATAAGTTTGTGGGGGTTGGGTTTTGTTTTATTTTCATCATTATCCAAAAACGAAGTGAGTTTCTTCTTGCATTTCGGACATAAATCAAGTTTTATTGAAGGAAATGGACGGTCAGTCTTGAAGATTTCATAATACGAGTACAAATCAAAATCATAAAGCGCTCCACATACATCGCATTTCTTTGCGTCAGCCATTTCTATTCTCCTTCTTCGCAATCTTGACAACACGTTTTATGTTCTTATAACGAACCCTTTTCTTTTTGGCATAATCGGCTAAATGAACTACTCTTTTGTTTGAACAATGCTCCGCTGCCTCTTGAAAAATGCCAGTGGCAATTAGCATCCCAACTTCCGACAAACGAATATGCATTTCAAACTCTTGATCGCTATCGACAATGGGAATATATGGCTCGTCCTCGTCATAAAATTCTTCAGTTATCGTTTCAACAGAGTCGATTTGCCCTATGCAATTAGTTGAATTATTTGCTTGGATGTAATATTTCACGTTTTCCAATCCTTTCATTTCTTTATGTTGGAAATCATGCGCTCTAACTTGTGAACTTTATACAAAAGATACAATACTAAACCCCATCGCATCAGGATGACGGCAAGTTTTAATATATCAATTAGTTCCATTTTCCTTACCCCCACCATTTATCATCGATTCCATCATGGTTTCGATTAACAATTTGGTATGAATTAAAGCATCGTTCGGTTCAAATCCTTGATTAAGAAAACTTTTGTAAGTTACTCCCCATGTTTCGGATATAACGCCGATAGTCTTAATAAAGTCGAGCATCTTGTCATTCATAACTATTCTCCTTAATTTTTCCAAGTCGAATCATTCCGACATACTGACCGTAACTAAAATCTGTTCCGTGAAATCGATTATAGTCATTAATATCTCGTATCACTTCGTTTGTTAACTTTAAGCTGTATTCTTCCTGCAGGGTTCTGTCATGAACCATCTTTTTTAGTCTTTGCAATTTGTAAGACTCTTCCCATGCTTGTCGCCTACGAATTTCTTTACAATCGTCACAATAACGCTGATTAGGATGCGTGAACTCAAATTCGGTTCCACAAAAAATGCATTCTCTCGTACTCACCACAAACACCTTCTATTTTTATTATTTTTCCTCTTCCCATTTAACAGGCTTATGAGAATATAAATTAATCGGCTCGCACAAACATTCATCACAAGGTTCATCTTGTTCCTCGTTTTTCTTATATTGGCACGTCTTGCAATACTCATTGAAATATACTTCTTTGTAATACTCCTCCATTGTTACTCCTCCTTAATCAAAATCTTCTAGTTCGTCCGGAACGAAATAAGAAGTGCTATTGCTATTCAACTCTTCAATATGTCTGTCCAATTTTTCTACTGCCGAGGTTAACATGGTGTATAAAAAGTAAGAATGGTTGCACCGATCATTTTTACGAAACGTGCTCTTTATACCGGTATTTCCCTTTTTAATAACCATGTGTAAAGAATGACCTTCGTCGTTATAAAAATCTATATCGTACCCTTCGTCGACAAGCTTTATAAGTTCATCTTCGAAACTCATAAAGGCTCTCCTTTCAATCCCACTTTGTAAATTTACGTTCATTGAATTGCTTCTTTTCTCTCAAAGCTTTACCAATTGCCAAATCAATTCCGCTGCGAGATTTTAAATGATAGTAATATAAATCTGTGTATGGCGTATTTAGTCGATCGATTCGCCCTGAAGCTTGCTGCATAACTTTGTAGCTATAGTTTTGAGAAAAGAAGACAATCGTGTCTGTTCTGACACAGTTCCATCCTTCCGCTCCGGCAGTGTATTGCACGAGATATACCCATCTCTTTCCTTCAGGTATTGGCTGATGTCGATGACCATTCCATTCTGCGATTTCCGTTTTTTCTCCATAATAAATCTCCTTCAAAATATCAAGTTCGTAATCAAAGTTGTAAAATATGATCATTTTAGGATGCTTTTCAAATAACTCCAGTAAAGCCACCTGCCTGGACTCATCTTCGTTCACAATCCTTCGAAGAATATAACAAAGTCCGCTCGCTTGCTGGATGGGTTCGTTTTTATAGGGGTCCCAACGATTGCGCATAGCCTCCTTATACTTTGAAATATCATAGTTGCAATACACGTCCTCGTGATGAGAGACGGTCAATCGTTTGAAATCCATATCGACCAAAATGCTGTCCCTCAATCGAATGAGTTTCCCAGTCCCCACAAACCGATCGATCTTCGGGTACTTAGTAAACCGAGAATATATAACATGCTCTCGAGTAAACTCTGTCTTGTTCCTATAGAACCCATTCGCCACGAACACCGGAATATAATCCTGCCAAGTGTCTCCTGGCGTTGCTGATAACAATATCCAGTCATTTTTCCGAGCAATGTTGAGGAACGCTTTCACCCAAGTTCCGCTGCCTACCACCCTCTGTTCGTCAAATATAAAGAACGCGCCATGAACTTCTTTATACTTTTTAATGTTATTCCAGCTATCGACTACCACTTTGTTTTTGTAAAAATTCACTTCCGGATTTTTTGACAAAAGAAAAGGAGCTAATTCTCCCTCCCATTCCAAAGTATCACGCTTACGAGCAGTCGTGATAATGTACAAATCTTTAGGGTGCTTCATTTTTATGTAATTTTTAGTGCCTAAAACGCCTCCTTGCTCTTTGTAATAATAAGCAAGTGAGGTCCGAGATTTCCCAGACCCCACTCCGCCGCAAAGAATACATCCGTTTTTCATTCTGTCTACTGCATCTAATTGATAATCATACAAACTGATTCCAGACATTTGATCACCTTATTAACTGCGAGATAAGAGACATTAATTGAAACGGATCGTCAATCATTAATTTTTCTAAATCGATATGTAATCCTGTTTCTATCACTTTGTCCATATCGATTTCGAATATCCCGCATTTGTCCCATTTGTATAGCCAATCCAAAATTTCGTATCTGTTCATTCAGTCACTTCCCCGAAGCATTAAAAGCTGCTTCTACTACAAAATTGTTAACGATAGTTAAAGCTTCTTTCCTGGAAAATCCATGTTTAATCAACCCGTCATATATGATGCTCGCCATTTCGCAAATTTTTTCGACGTTTCCGTTGAAGCAGTTGATAGGTTCGTCGTCTACATAGAATACATAATCGCCGTTCATCTTTTATTCTCCTTTCAAAATAAAGAGCCCGTCCGTAGACGAGCCCAAATTAACTTTATAAATTTTCTTCCAACCATTTATTTGCTGCTTCCATTTCTTCGTCGGACATGATGCATTCGAAGTGAACCAATTTGCCATTTTCACTTGGCTCAAAATATAAAGCGTGTTCTTTCAAATAATTCGTGAATAATTCTGCCTCGTCTCTAGTTAAATCTAGTCTACATTGATTAGTCACCATAATACCCCCTCGATAACATTTCCATCTTCGTCACAAGTCAATATAACAATAGGTCCTCCTGGAACTTGGAACTTCCATTTATTCGGTGCCGGATTTGTGTACCACTCTAGGTCTTCTTCATGAACCCAGTAGTGATCTGTTAAATAATCGTATAATCGATCGTGATAAAATTTTTCTGATCTTTGCATAATGAACCCGCCTTTATTTTAGATTGTACTTTCTAGCAAAATATGCATTTACTTCTGGAATAGATTTTTTGTAATATGGTTGATTCTCTTTAGTCCAAGCTGCTAAATCCTTCTTCGTTTTGAATGGCTCATCCCAAGATTCACCCATCATAATCATTTCAATTTGATCAGAAAGCTCGTCGATGAAATTCTGTACAGTCCATCCTTCCCATACAATGCGATTCATGTTAAGCCACCTCGCTTACTAGCTTGATGTTAGTGAGCACGTAATCCCAGCTAGTTCCGAAGTGCGTTACCGCCCAAACATACATGTCGAGATTTTCGTTATAGAATACCAGTTCGTCCGTATACTCCGCTAAAAATTTATAGCCGGATTCAGCGATGATGTAATCTTGAAAAACTACATCGTCGAATTCTCCAGCTACAATCTCCCAGTCAAGCATAGTACGGTCTCGAACTGTGTTATTTAGAATACATGCGCCAACAATTTTGGATAATGTTCGGTAGTCCAAATATCCGTTCTCCAATCCGTAGCGTGATACTTCTACTCCGTAAGCTCTGTTTCCATACAATTTGATAGTATTCTTTTCCATTGTTTTTCCCTCCCAGGGACTTTAGTCTGGTGTCAGCGCCAGGATTCGAACCTGATAGACCTTATTTCCAACTGACATATTTTAGGCTGTTTCCTCCCGCCCCCAGTGCTGGCCAGCCACTTGAGTAAAATCGCAGGCAACAAAATCTATCGAAGGACCCGCGATAAAGCGCCTTACTGGACATTTAACCGACAGTCAAAGTCGGCACCTATATTGCATAAAAAATAGCAGCCCAAGTTTTTAACTCAGACTGCTACGTTTTGATCGTATAGCGTTATACGAAAAAATCCTCTTTTGCTTCTTTTGCGGCTCTCTTGCTTGCGGATATAACCGTGATGCAGAATGTTCCAAACATCGCAGCCATCCCAATCAAAATACCTAAAATTAACATTAATCCTTTTTTCATATTTACCACTCCTTTCATTAAAGGGGCTGTAAATATCGCGGATTACTCCTCCTCATATTCTTCAGCTGAATATCTTTCAGCAAACCGATCTACTTGCTGAGTTACATAGATACTCTGGAGATATGCCGTGCGACCGGACTTGCCGTTCACGTCCCAATCATAAGGCCTGATGTCCAGATCAACGCTAAGAATATCAATATGGTCAAGACAATCAATACTTTCTTCGTCCAGCTTATTCAACGCGGAACCGGATTTCAGATAAATAGTCGGTCCACGGTCGTTGAACTTAACCTTAACCGGAAGATGCATAAACGGAAGATCGCCGTCCTCACGAGGGGGTTTAATCTTCACATTCCAGCCAGCTTCGACAAGAGCATCAGCCACTTCCTGATTATCGATAAGGACCGAGAAGTTTCTATCTCCTTCTCGATTAAATTTGGAGCCAAGTCCGGCAAAGTTGCGATAAATAATACGAGCGTCATCAATCTGAAGAATACCTCTAGGTGCGAAAGTTACGTGCATAATTGTCAATCTCCTTTAAATATAAATTTTAATAATATTATCTAACATCAAATGGCATGCCATCTTCCCATGGCAAAATATCATTTTCTCTTGGTCTCATAGGGATATAAGGATCATCCGAAACGAACCATTCATAATCACCGTACTTACCTATCGTTTCGACCGCATCGTTAACGAGCTTGTCATAATAAGAACGGTCGATGTTGGCTTCTTTACCGAGTGTTTTTACCATTTCGGATTCAAGCCAACGATAACCTTTGGCTCCGGTAGCAGAGGAATACTTAACGTTTCCTTCTTTGTCTTTACCTTCACGAAGAAGTTCGCCGCCTCCGCAGCCCGGCTTAATAGGACAGAACAAACCGACCTTGCCTACAAAATGATAGTTGTGTTCGTCTTCTCCAAGATTATCATTCATATCTAAATATAAAGCCGTACTTACACTCTTCGTTTCGCACATATCACCGAACTCAATCGGTTCCTTGCTAAAGAGCTTTTTGAACACATACGGAATCTGGAATTGGGTTCCCGTGGCAGTCCATTCCCCGGCATGCTTACCGTCCTTATACTTAGCAATGTAGACCGCATCATTAACGAGACACATCCTGTCATACGTCGCCTCATGCTCGAACGTGTAACCATACTGTTTGCCATATTCCATGACAAATTGAATAATCTCAGGAGTGGCATCTGGTATCTTGATCGAGTCGGTCTTAATATGAGCCACCGTGAATCCGCGCTTTTGAACCTCGTGCTTGAGATTAATCATGAACAAAGCCCCACGCTTGGCCACGATATTATCCTTATTACGAGAATCATGGAACGGATTATCAAAGCTTGCTGATGTCAAACCATAAACCGAGTTAATGGCGATCTTCAGAGCCTGAGCCAAATCAGCAGCCGCTTCTTCGTCATCCAAGTATTTCGCCAAAGATCCGCCCAGCATTGTTCTAGCCGTATCAAAATCCTTATGTTTGATTGCAATACGGGCATCTCGAATCTCCTGGAATCGTTTCGTATATGCCTCTCCAAAGAGCTGTTCGGCAATGATGCTTGCCGGATGCATGGACGCAATATCAAGTAATGCAACATTTCCATACATACCCGGCTCGGCATACACGTAGCCGCCCTCTCCGACTTCCTCTCCTCGATACGTGGACTTCCCTGCTTCAAATTTGTAACCTGGGAATATAGGTCGTCCGCCACCATCAAATATCGTGTACTCGTCGCCATAGTTGCTGTAAACAACGTTATCTTCGGTGATAGTCACACGATCAGCCCCGTCGACCATTTCGCCCATGTTGCGATAGTTGAATTGATCTTGAGGTTTGCGATTACTACCAAATATAATTCTCGTAGTGAGAGAGTTAGTAGTGTCGTTTACGCTCATCCCAGCAACGTCCGCCAGAATCTTTCGAGCCGTGAAGTCAGCTTTCCTGGCATTAAATACAGCTTCCGTCGCTATAACATCGTTATCGCAATACTCCGCAACCTTTGTCCACATTTCTTCAGGAACAGGTTGATCCCAAGGAAGTCCTAACTCCTGATGATGGATTCCTAGGTCAATCTCAAACTTTTTAAGCGACTGCTTTAAACTAGAGAAGTCATAAACATCCGTATATGAAATATTGTAAGCTTCTCCAAAGAAAGCTCCTCGATTTCCGCTGATTATTTTTTGCGACAAATCATAAAGCTGCTCATTCGTATACCCGATTAGCCGACCGTATAAAATATGATTATCGTATCGACGACAGTTGAAGCCCACTAATCTGAATCTTAGTAATTCCTCGATTTCGGATGGCGTAGGGTTGATCATTCTAACAACCGGTTTTCCTTCCCCTTCGACTTTCCAGTTAACCAATAACAGATTAGGAAACACCTCGACATCGTAAAATATCAACGCTGCATCGTCATTTTGAACGAATTCAGACGCCTCGTCAGACTTGAATTGCATTTTATTTACTAGTTTGATGCAATAGGCCGATTGGTTAGTGCTGCTTGCTGCGAAAGCTAATACAGCATTTCTCATGTCGGTAACGTCATATTTTAATCCATTGGCATGGGCATCCTCGAGTATCTTGTAAATGAAATCGATACTGCATTTAGTGCTAGAGTGATACTCCTTATTCAAATTCTTTTTGATGGCCGTTCTTAGTGATTTTTCATTTTTTAAACCATCGAAATTTATCACCTTTTCCTCTCCTTTCAATGGCAATCCAGAACTAATAGTTGCAATCGGCAGGTCGTTGCATTTTGTAAGTTTCCTTCTCAGCGAACTTTTACCTGTGAATACTTTGATTTCGATATGGTCGCCATAAACTCTGCTGAGCTTGGTAACATCCCCATCATAAATATAATGAAGATGCACCCCCGCTCCGCTCTTGCTCAACTCCGCATATGTTTCCGGCCATTTGCTTGCCTCCTCAACGTTTTTCTTGAAACATTTATTTCCGTTTTCATCCGGAATATCAAAGTCTATAACAATATGGTTTTTAGGAACTTTGACATAATGAATCTGAGAAGTGTCAAGGTCGGACAATTTAGTCGTTACATCCACCCATTTTTTAGATGGGGTTTCATTGGACGTAGCATATTGAGCCGGACAGTCTGCGCATTCTTTGTCAAATATCGACTTCCTTTTGCTAAATTTTATTAGTGGCAATTCCTCCTTTTTCTCTTTAACGTCGACCATATTAGTATCAAATTTTTCAGTTCTGAATCCCAAATAGTAGCTGCGTATTCTAGAACCATCTTCGAGACTAAATCGCTCTTTATAATCCCGGAAGTAGTTTTTCAATTCCTCTTTGAAAATCCTTTGAGAAAATGGATAACCAACTTTTGCATCGTCGCAATAAGTTTTGTACATCTCCCAGGCAGCCTTAAGAGTCGTTCCATCTTCTTTTTTAAATACATGAAACGAATCGACTATAAAGTTATAGAAATCATTAGATGCCCCTAGCATTGTCACTGGAATATAATCGTCATAATAACCAGGATCGCTAAGGAATACCTCTTTGCAATGATTCGCAATGGCCCCAAGCTCGAACGAAACTTGTTTGACGGCAGTCTTATACTCTTTTGGGCTCAATTTATTTCCGGAAGGAGATACGTCAATTAATCTTCGAAGAAGACCTGATTTGGCATCTGTTATTTTTACCGGCTTATTTGTACCCATGAATAAGAAGCATTTGAACCTGCTAGAATAAGTTGATTTAAACTTTTCATTAACCGTCATCAACTCGTGTGACACGAGACTATTAAGTCTCGTATTGTCCTCGATTTTTGACAAGTCACCATCATGCTGAATCGCTACAAGAGGGTTAGATTTAAACGCCTCCAATGCAAAAGAGTTACTAGACGATCCCAATGCTTTAGCATCAAAGACCGAGTAGTAACCCTCGAATAATTGCTGTATGATGTTTAAAATCGTTGATTTACCTGTACCAGCAGCACCATACAGAACCATGAATTTCTGAATGCGCTTTGATTCTCCGGATACAATTGATCCGATGGCCCACTCTATTTTGCGCCTTTCTTCTTCGGAATATAAAGTGGAAATAAGCTTGTCGTAAGCAGGGGTATCGCCAGAAATTAATGGATAACTCAACCTCTTGCTAGCATAATCTTTCTTATTAGTCTCAGTGTTAGAAAATATAAGTTTTTCATCGAGCATAGAGAAGGAGTCTCGCATTTGTTTTTGACAATACTTATGCCATCGGTCAATCATTCCAGATTCGGCATCCCACATGTGAAGAACTTTAAGCTTTGAATCGAATTTATTTTTATTTTCCTCCGCGTATTTCTCAAGTTCCCTATCTATAATAGCCAGAGCTTCTTGTTCATCAGTAGACCATAGTCCGCGCTCTTCGACCCAAATAGCATAGAAGTCTCCACCTCGAATCATGAGATCCGAACTTTTTTTGATTATAAACTTTGGATAAACTTCTACGTCTCCACGATTAGTTCTACGTGTTGCGACAATCAAAAAATCGATCATTACAAAGCTTTACCCCTCCTTTCTTCCATTCTTTCTATATGGCTATCCAAAGTTTCTAAACTCCAATCTCTAGTTCCGTTATAAGTAAAAACTATATCCCCAGCATACATTCGAACTCTTATACTGTTTTTACCATTCGGAAACCATGCTTTCGCATGTTCGGCATAATTCGGAAAATAAATCTTAAATTCGTTATATACTTTAGGATGTGTCATAACATACCTCACAAAATCATGTAATACTATCTAGATACCAACAAAGCTGATACCAGATTTCCGCAGTTCGCAAATCGCGATCGCAATTAACTGTAAACAAACCTCCTTCTCCATTTGGTTCGTATTTTCGATCTAGGAATCTATTAATAATTTCGTCGACATATTTTTTGTCAAATCTACTATCGAACATACTTCCTAAACCCAAATTTACGATCATGCCCCAAAACCATTGCCCCGTTCTATCACCGACAATCGGATCGTCCATTATACTTTCTTCGCATCGAATGGATAAAGCGATCATCATTTCTAAAACAGTACATGGTCTGTCTAGATCACTTACTACGGCATCTCTACTGTCTTTATAACCTTGAGTGATAGCAAATCGATATCTCAAACCTTTTCCATCTTCGGCTCTATTAGCATCTCTTTCAATCGAGTATCGAAAATCGATAGTATGCAAATGCATTAAAAGCTTTCTGTAAGAAATTCGCTTGGAATATCTTTTTCCGCACACAAAGTTAAAAAGCCAGTTAAAGTATTCGTTTTCTATATTCTTATCAGTCATTCTTCCTCCTCTTGATGCGAATTATTATTTACGATGTCTGAATACTTTTCGTCCATACGAACGATTTCATACTCGGCCTTCAACTTATCATTTCGGACATACACTACATCTTCGACATATTCTCCAAAATGTTTAAAAGATTCTAGCCCGACAACGTCATCCGCATTCACAATGGGAATATCAAAATCGTCCGTAAGTACCTCATCCGCATAATAATTGAGACTAATGATGTCGTAATCGTCATCTGCCTGCCCAAATTCTTCTGCTGATATAACATAAGGACGATCCTTTACTTTTGCTTTTTCTTCAGCTTCTATTTCGTATTTTAGAGTTTTAATCTGCTCAGCAAGCTCCTGAAGATTGGGTTTGGATTCGATTATATGTTCTTCTGCCGAGTTCTCTCGAACAATATGCTCGTATATTTGGTTCTCCTTGCGCGAGAAAACCTCCTTCACCGAGTCTATTTCTTCCTGAGCAATTTTTTCATATTTGGTTTTTACTATTTTCCATGTTACCAAGGAGCCAACCGTGGCTCCCATGGTAAATATAAATACTTTAGTCAACATACTCATCTTTGTCTTCCTCCGTTTTCAATGTTACAACGGTGAACGCTAACCCAGCAAATAGCAATGAGACACTCATTAGAATGCCTCCCGCTAAATGACGTTTTTTCTTAGTTCCTAATGAATAATCTAACGTGGACAATATTCTTTCCAATCTATCCATACTCGGTTCATCCCCTTATTTAGATAAAATAATCAAACCTCCGATAAAACAAATCCCAGCTAATACTGCCAAAGTGCATGATACGGCAGATTCTTTTTGGGTCATCACTTTTGCTCCTTTCCAAATATCATTCAGATTAAATCCAAAATATTGCCATCAACATTGAAATCGAGAAGGATGACTCTTTCATATCCGTTAACAAAGTCCCTGGCATTCGGTCGGTTTACGTCGAAAATACCAAAATCAACAAAATTATCGCCAACCGGATGTGCTTCGTCATAAATCCAACCCACACATTGACCAGCTTTTGTTCTCATGGCACCAAGCATGTCGTACACCTCATTCAAGAACAAATGACCTTTCGATTTAAGTAATTCATTGGCGTAGTTTTGCTGCTGAATCAGAAAGAATTTTGACACTTCCGGATCTTTATCCCACCCTGCATTTCCATCGTCAAAGAATATGGAGTACGGACTATAACTATTAGGATCAGCCACGCCAATAGTCTGTTTTGTAACCTTCTCTTTTCCTTTTTCGTCTACGGAAACCTCTTCGATTTCTTTGGCTTTGATGTTGTACTTAAGCTCGCGATCCAATTCTTTTCCAAACCGCTCGATTACTCGACCTCTATATTCTTTAAACCCTTTATCAACCGTCGCATACGCCGCTGCTAATGCCACATTTCTTTGACGAATGATATTATGAGATGCAAGGATACATCCGATAGACGCCAAACCAAGGATAACAGAGGGAGCATACAGTTTAGCAAGACTGACGGCAGTTTTTGTATATACGATTGCCAGGTCTTTCTTGCTGTCTTGCTCTGTGTATCCTTCCTGCTTATCGGATTTCTCCATCATTTCATGAATTGTATCGACGGCGTCTTTCGTTTCTTCTAAAATGCTACTAACTTTCGTAGTAGCAACACAGGCCATAACAGCACTTACAGCTACTCCAGTAACGCCTGCCACTATTAAAATTTCGGGACTATGCTTTTTAAACTTGAATCCAACACGACTAAATGTTCTCGTGAAGGAATTCGTGATTTCTCCTTTTTTCATTTCTAAATATTCTCCTTTTTAATTTGTTTTTAGTGTGTATGCAAAACCTATACTTCCACCTAATATAGAGCTTATAATCACAAACGGACTTTTAAATGCACAAGTCGCTGCTGCGCTTATCCCTACCAATACGGCGGTCGGCAAAAATGCCGTAATACTTTTTACGATACACTGAGTAGTAATGATCTGAATATCGTTCTCGGCGTCCTCTTGGGAATACTTAGACTCCGGAATATTCTCGTCGGCAAGAACTGTTTCCACATCATTGATATGATCTTCATACTCTTTTTTAACTTCATCGACCTTAACAACTGCTTTGTTAACACTCACTGCTGTCGCCGCAAAAGCAGTAGCCGACGATGCGACTATTCCTATCGTTTTAGCATGACTCTTAACAAATCCTACAATGTTTGAAATTTTACTCATTATTGTTTATTCTCCTTTTTTATTTATTTCGTAATCAGCAGCAGCTTCGTTCAATATCAATTCTGCTTCATCATACAAATCTTCATTTTCTCTACGAGTATTGATGTAGCCTATTACCGCGGAACCAATTCCTAGCACCCCTATTGCTAATCCCGGAACAATTCGCACCCATGGTTTCTCGAACAAATTGTGCTTCTGGGAGTCGATAAGTTCTTCGAATTCTTCGTATCTACCGGCAGATTTCAAAAGCACGATATTTTTTACGGACGGAATTTTAATCTTTTTACTGAGCAAGGGATCAATCAATGTTTTCTTGATATTGAAATTCATCGTCGCTCCCCCTTTCTTTCCGTCGCAGTAATTATGTGATTCATTATCGGGCCAACATAAGAATCCAAATTAGTCATAAATTTATCGACTATCGCGGAGCTAGCTTTGTTTTCCACCTTTTTCTTCAAAATGTCAATATCGATATCTCGTTCGATGGCTTTGGATAATCTGTTATTAGCTTCTTCTTCTACGTGCTCGTAAGCAGAGCTAACGACGTTGTAAACCTTAATATTAATGTCCCTTCGAACGATTTCCACAGCGTTCAAAGCCGCTTTATCCGCTGCTTTTTCCGCCGCCTTTTTGATAATTTCTTCGGAAATATCGACGGACGTCTTGTCGGCCAAATCGTCGATAGCCTTATTGACTCTCTTAATATTTTTTTTAGATTTTGCAACCATATGAATACCAACGCACAATGCGATCACTCCTAAACCAGCCAAGACAATCGACCCGCTATTAAGCAATCCATTTGTATTCATTTCAATTACATTCGAGCTTATTGCTGCTCGTTCTCCTTTCTTAACTTCTCAACATGATCAATCAAATGCTGAAGATACCACATAGCTTTCTTCAAATCTTGAAGCCCATTCTTATTTTTCCAACGGCAAATGTACTTAATGACATTTCCAGTGTCAGTCGCTTCGATTCCTTTGAGATCAAAAGTAAAAGCCTCGATTACGTCAATGACTTCGAGGCCCGTTTCTGATTGATAATGGTCCGGATGAGATACCATTTTGTCATTTGATTCGTACATTATTTCCTCCTCATTTAGGTTCAACATATCCGCAATTTACTACTAATTCACCATCATCTTCGCGATACCATATTTCAATAGAATAATAATCGCCCTTATCGCGGTTTTCCGAGCTTAGAGCATGATAATAATCGCTGTTATACGAAGACTCATGCACGAAAACCTCGCTATTCAAAGAGTCAACGTAGGTATAATAATCTTCTTGACTTATGCCGGATACGGTAAAAGCATAAAAATCTCCGCTCGAAGACGAACTGTAAATATCAAATTCTAAATCGGGAAAGGATTCTCTAGGCCCGGGAACATTATTGTTGAAAAACTCTTCATGAATCGATGCGCTAGCAGATGATTCGTTAACGTTGTTATTTCCGCAACCGACCAACCACGTCATGGTAAAAGATGCGAGTACGATCAACGAGATCCTTTTCAACATAAAATATGTTCCTCCTTAATTAATAGGCAGCGCCTTAGGCAGCTTGAGCATGTAACCGTCTCTTACCCGAATAGGCTCTGCATTACGAATATTCGTCCAACCGTATTTGTTGTCGGTATAATTGCAAGTTTTACCGACCAGGTCGTACATATCCGCAACCGACACTGTCCCATAGATGTCGATTAACTCATCCATACGGGAAAGAACGTCCTCGGCTTCTCCTCGACTTTCGAGAATAATGTCATCGTAATTATATCCACTTCTTCCTCTCGACTCATTCCCATGTCGATTGCTGTCTCTCTGATCCGAATATTGCCTATACGATACATACGAAGCGTTGGTGCCTCGATGTCCTCTCCCAGTTCCCCCATTAAGAATCATATTTATTCCGTCGGTGACGGTGTCGATCACTAATTTCTTGATGGCCGGAACTAATACGTCCGTAAGAAGATAAGATTTCACATTACTAATATCTTCGGAGATAAAAACATCAGTAAATTTTCTAATTTCACTCTTCTTTTTAGTTTTTACAATACCAGTAACAACCTTATCTACTTTTTTTCGTTCTTCTACAGGCTTATCTTTTTGAACTTCTCTGGACTTATGCGAATTTGGTTTATAATCTTCCACTGGCCATGCCTCCTTTAACTTTTTGTAAAGCAAAAAGGAGAATATCCTGTTACGGATACTCCCCTTTTTAAAGACCTCCTATTACTCATTAATCGGTTTCTTGGGATTCGCAATCGACAACGCCGTTTTCTTCCAAGTAGTCAGTAACTTCCGCCAGTCTCTTTTTGGCTTTGCGCTTAATGATCGCTGGCTCGACAATCTTCTTGTAGGCAATTGTACCTACAATAGCTGCCGCGCCGGCGACTGCGATAGCGACCAAACCCTTACGAGCTTTCCGGCCAACAACCTCTTCTTCCTCCGTGGTTTCGAAAACCTCTTCGTTGTTCATGATTTCTTCTTCCATTGTTTTTTCTCCTTTCAATGATTAAAATTGGATTTCTTCCATTAAATGAATTGTTTTTTTCGCGAATGTAATCATCGATCGTATTCATAAAATGGTGCATTTTCATGCGCTACCACTATACACGGTCTCCCGTCATCGGCTATTTGCGAACCTATACGAATTTTAATTCGTCTGTCAGCATTCCATCCAATGTCGTCGCCAACGTCAGGTAAACGATTCAACCCTAGTTCATCGTAAAATTCATTTAACGATACATACCCACACATGTCATGCAATATTTGAGCATTTAATTCATTTTCAGCTTTTTTTATTTTATCGATATCGGATTCAAAATATCTATCAGACAATAAATCGTAGCATAGCGTACTACCCCTTTTGGTCACGATAACTTCACTTTTACTAACTGGATTTTTATCGATATGATCTTTATCGATTTTCTCCTTAATAACTTGTTCTTTTTTCTCGCCGAGGGTCTCAACCACTTTGTCTCGATACTCTGTTAAAGCCGTTTCGGAAAGTTTATAGGCCGTTGCCAGAGCTGCCGTTCGTTTCGCATGAACTGAACCAGCTCCGATTAGACATGCGATCGATACGGTCCCAGTTACAACTGCTGGAATATAACATTTCCAAGTAGCTTTAACAGTCTCAATCGGAGTTAAAGAAACGTCTTCGTTCTGATCAGATGTCTCTTTCTTTAAATCCCTTTCGACCTCAAGCATTCGCATCGCTTTCGGAGTTGCTGTCACAGCAAGAACTGTCGTAGTGATCATCCCCGCAATGCCAATTCCGGTAAGAATTTCAGGACTTCGCTTAGCCATTGCGGTTTGAACATTTTTGACCATTTTTGATAGATTCGGTGCACCCATAGTTTTTCTCCTTTCATTTTTAGCAAAAAGAAAAAGAGTCCTAAATTAGGACTCCTTCTCTGTTTTGGCGAGTTGTTCTGCAACTTTCTTTGCAACTTTGTTTTCCAGCTCCTTGTCGGCGAAGTAGCTAGTAGCTAAGGTTACCCCGATACTAGCGACGGACACCACAATTTTGATGGCTTTAAGTGCTTTTGAGTTCATAATTAAATCTCCCCTTTCATAAGATGACTTGTTAATTTCGCGTCAACAAATACAAAATTAGCACCTTTTATCGTCACCTGAGTACGGAAAATATAAATTAATACTCATCGAATTCTGGAAACGGCTCTGTCATTCGAATTATCGTGCATTCTAATCCGTCTTCCATTACCACTTTTTCATGAGCGAAGTCGATCCAAGCATCCCAATACATATCATGCAATGCCGGCGAAGACCATCCAAGATAATCACCATAATCGACTCTTGGAATGCCTAAGAATTCGTAGAATTCATTCAAAAATGCTGCTCCGCCAACAGTAACTTCTTTATTAAGTTCGTATTCGGCATTTAGAACAGACTCCATAGTTGATCTAAAATATCTTTCAGAAAACTCGTCATAAAATAATCGTTTTCCATCGGATTCATCGTCGATCACTTCTTTTTCATCGTAATTATCTTTTGCCATTTCGGCTCGTACCTGCCCGTCGACTTCTTCTCCATATAATTCTTCAACTTTTTTCTTATACTCTTTATAAGAATTGTCAACCAAAGCATATGCGCTCATTAAGGCTGCCTGATGACGTTTGTTTAATATATTTGCGCCAAATATACAAGCTATCGTCGACGTTCCAATTAGAATAGCTGGAATATAAGCAGGGCCTGCTGTTTTTACAACTTCTAATTTTGTAAGTGCTTCTCCTTTTTCTTCCTTAGCAGCGTCTAATAACTTCAAAGCTTTTGGCGTAGCTTTCACAGCCATAACCGTAGTGGCTACTACTCCCGTTGCTCCTGCTACGGTTAAAATTGTTGATGCATTTCTTTTCATAAATTTTTTTGAATGAACTAGCAAATTATTCATGTTTCTCTCACCTTTCGAGTTGGGATAAAAATAAAAGAGAATCATGCCCCTGGGAATCGAACCCAGTCTATTGATATAATCAATCGCGTACCGTTCGCGAATCATGTTTCTCTCATAATACAGCATGTAATTTTCGCGAAAACAAAAAGGAAACCCCATGCAGGGGCTTACCTTCTTTTCTTACGCTTAAGTAGCCATTTCATGATTAATACTATAAACACGATACATACGATTACATCTCCGAATATGATGATGAATGCACTCCCTCCTAAAACTATAGCTAGGACCGTAACCGTCACCAATGTCAATAATGTAAGCATTAAGATTGTGAATAATACCATCTCTACATAACCTCCTTAATTGTTTTCATAAAGGGGTATGTTTGATTCGCGAATGCAAAAAAGAAAGAGTCCTAAATGGACTCCCTCTCCTCAGAATCATTATCTTTAGTTTTCTTGTTATCAAGATACTCCTTAACTTTGTCGACAGCGGCCATTCCCGCATAGATTCCGGCTATATAACCGAACCCTATTGCTAAAGCTTGAGCTGCTGATTTCAAAATTCCTTCTTGTTTCATGATAAATTCCTCCTTAAAATTTTTGATTCTTTCATTAAAGGAACTGTATTTTTCGCGAAAAAGAAGAGGACTAAGCCTCTTCACCGAGATCAAATAAATTTTCCCAAAAGCGTCTAGCTTCTGATTCATTCATATGACTCCTAATTTGCTTAGATCCTTCTTCTTTTGAACTGAGTCTCTTTAATGTTTCAACGCTTTTTTTAAGTTTCTCGATCTCAATTCTTTGTTGAATAACGATACCTTGGATTTCTCCCAACTCCTTGTATACCGCCATTTCAAAGTCCAGATCCTTCTTCTTTCTAAACATTTCAACATACACTCCTTTCATAATAACGCATGTAAATTTCGCGTCTAAATTTGCCTTCTATCAAAACACGTTTCCCATCGTTCACGTTTCAAAGGTTTCATCTTTAATGCCCACATCATTTGTCGGATTGTTACAGTTGGATATAAACCATCTTCGCATGAACCCGAACGAGCATCAAAATGGTCTTTAAATTTCGGATGCAAATATAAAGCGTCTGTTAACCAGGGATCTATTTCTCCCCACCAGGTCGTTTTGGTTTCTTCATCGAAACGCTGCTGTATTATAGCCAAACCTCTATCACCGACAGTGAACAAAGTACATTTATCGTAAACCGGGTGATTACAGGCATATGTGGTCCCGTACATAGAAGAATATAAAGTTGGTTTTTCATAATGGTATCTCATTCATGCCTCGCTAAAATTGAAAAGAGAAGAGTCCTAGTTAGGACCCTACCTCTTTGTCGTATTTGGCCGTAGCATTAACTACTTTGTTATCGTATTCCGCCACCTTACTCAAATAATATCGATAACGTCGAACGTTACATTTGTACCGTTCCAACTTTCTCGAATAGAATTTAATTTGGTGCTCGAGAATAAATAATTTAATTCGTTTTATCACTCTGACCATCTCCCTTCATTATAGGAGATGTAAATTTGGCGAAAAACAAGAGACCGTGTTCGCACAGTCCCTTGCATTGAACGTATTATTTCTATTTTCTATAAAGTAGACTATTTACAAATCCTCTACCCATTATTGTAGTGACGCTCCCAGTTTCCTCAAATTTGAAAGATGTTAGCGTTCCCCAAACAGCAATTCCTGCTGGTATGATTATTCCAGCTCCAGTTAGTACGTGCTTAACTACTCGATCTACTTTTTCAACCTTAAGCTGCTTCTCTTTCAAAACAGTTTCAGACTTAAGCTTTTCGATCTCGATAGCTTTGTCGACTAAGGTACTCAAACCTTCTACCTTTAGTTTGTACTGCTCGGGATTCAAGTTTTGATCTTTCAAACTTTCGAATCCACTTTGGATTTCGTCACCCAATACTTTTTCGATTTCCATTGCTCATTCCTCCTTTTGAATATAAGAACTAATACGTTCTCATAATAGGACTTGTTAATCGTGCGAAAGGTCGGCTTTATGGTCGATTTCCAAGACAATTATCTTTTTCTTAGACAACTTATCCAGGTTATCGATTTCGAGCCTATAGAGGTCTTTCTCCGGATTAGAATGATCGATTTTTAACTTTCCAACTACGCGAGTTAAGAACCAGATGCATACTATAACGATTCCGAATATTATTCCTAAGATGAATGACAACATTCGTATTCCTCCTTTCTAAATTGTTTTTCAAAAATTCCAACCCGGGAAATTTTCGCTTTATAAAAGTAGCATTTTTTCAGGTAACCCGAGTACGGAAAATATAAAGCTAGGTTAAATGAAAAAGAAAGAGCCCTAGTTAGGACTCAATCTTTCATCTAACCTTACTCAAAAGTTTTCTCTAATAAGAAATACTTCTCCATTTCGAACAGTGACTATTATTTGTGACATACCCAATCGCAATGCTGATCTCCTAAGTGCATTCGCGCAAACATGAGGTGTCGAATGCGCAAAATTTTCAACTTTAACGCACTCTAATCCACTTCGCAGGAACTCCTCAAGAACCACTTGATTTTTGCAATGTCTGTACGTCCTCGTAATCATCGCTTTTTCCCAAGGAATCAGATTCATTTTAGATTTCTCCTTTCAAATTATAAGATTCCATAAAGGGGATTGTTTTCCTCGCGACAACAAAAAGAAAGAGCCCTAGATGGGCTCAATCTCTTTTATTGAATATAGTTTCTTCTAGCGAGGAATAACGGAATTCCAAACATCAACGTGAACAATAACACTGTGGCGTCGCCAGTTATAACTCTCAGAATCACCCCAATAGCAATCAAGGCTAATGCGGCCATCTTGTTGTTGAGCGTCCTTCGAAAATACTTGACGAGCTCTCTTTTGATTTCACCATTTTTTGAATTCATTTACATCCTCTCCTTTCATAAAGGAGGATGTTTTCCTCGCGAAAAAGATTAGTCACGCATATTACTTAGCAGCCAAAAGAACTTTCTGTATCTGTCATAATACGTGTCTCGGCTGCAAGGGATATTGAATCTAGATTTAAGATTTGTATATGACAAACCTTCCGTTACCCCTTTTAATATATAGTCGCATAAATACTCATCGGCTTCTTCGGCGGCTCTTTCGACCATTTTGATAAGTTCAGCATACTGAAGTTTCTTCATTGCATATTTAGCCGTCAAATCCGTTGGAACATTAGTCGAAGGCATCCCGCTAAATATTGACGATATGCTGAACTCACTTAAATCTTTGTATTTTTTCTTCCATGACTTATATTGCAAGCAGAAATGCTTTAATTCATAAAATCTATGTCGGTCAATCCAATACTTATTGTTTAATGATAATTCTGGTCTTATTGTCGTTGCCATTCTTCTTTCTCCTTTTAATTTTTTTAAAAAATATAATCGTCGCTTTTTCTATCTTATCTAGATTAACTTCACCAGTAATTTTTACAGTCGCGTTTTTGCATCTAAATTCTCGCAGAAGCATCACTCCTTGTTAGTTTTGCGCGATTACAGGCTAAATATAACACCAACCGAAAAATTATGTCAACATATTTTTCGCATGTTTTACTCCAAAAATCTTAATCTAGGTTAAAATTTGTTGCATATGTGCGAGCGTTTGGTGTATGCTATATCATGTAAAGGAAAGGAGTAATGCTGATGTCATTCGGTGAAAGATTAAAACAGCGGCGACTGAAACTTAATATATCCGCTGGCGAATTAGCGAGTTTAATCGGTAAAAACAGAGCGACAATATATCGATATGAAAAAGGAGACATTGGAAACATTCCTGTCGACATAATCGATCCGTTAGCGGAAGCTCTTGATACGACCCCAGAATATCTAATGGGGTGGACTGATTCCGAAGAAGTTGGGACTAGAATCGAACAAGGTAAAAAGACGACCATTTATGTAGCTATACAAGTATCAGAAGCTAAACAGATGGAAAAATGGTTCAAGGAACTAGGCAGAGTAACATTAACTGATGAAGAATTCGAAAAAATAATTGAGTATGGAAAATTTCTGTTATATATGAGAAACGATGACGAATGATGTAGTGCTAAGATTGCTTACATAGTAAAGTAAGTGGCATTAAAGGAGGTGAGTACAATGTAGTCGCCTAATTAATTCGCGTATATCACCAAAACAATCGGAGGAGAAAAGTCATGACAGTATTTGAAATGAATGACGCGATTAATGATGCATTCACTGGAAAGATGGACAAATATGCGATTTATTTGCGTAAGTCCCGTGCTGACATTGAAGCCGAAAAGTTGGGCGAGGGCGAAACTTTAACCCGCCACAAAATGATTCTAACGGAACTAGCAGCACGAAAGGGTTTTTACATTGAAAAGATTTATCAAGAAATCGTGTCAGGTGAAACAATCGAAGCGCGTGAGGAAATCCAAAAACTAATTAACGATTGCTATGCAGGGAAATATCGCGGGATTCTTGTAATCGACATCACAAGGCTGTCCCGTGGTAATCAGGGCGATGCACAAACAATCCTAGATTGCCTGAAGTTCGCAAATAATAACAACGGCGTGTTAGTAATAACGCCAACTAAAACATACGATGTGGCACACAATCACGACGACGAAGAATACATGGAATTTGAATTGTTCATGTCACGTCGCGAATACAAGATGATTCGCAAGCGTATGGAACGCGGAAAACTTCAAGCTGTAGTCGAGGGAAATTACATTAGTTCATCTCGCCCGTATGGTTACAACATATTAAAGACTAAAACGGGTAGAACGCTGATCCCAAATGATGAAGAAGCTCCCGTGGTAAAGCAAATATTCGAATGGACTATAAAGAATAATTCCACGCCAGGCAAAATCGCTAGAAGATTGACTGCGATGGGCGTTCCGACATACACGGGAATGCCCGAATGGTCCGACGAAACTATAAGAAGTATACTTCAAAATCCGGTTTATACAGGAAAAGTAAGATGGAATAACAGAATGGCTGTGAAACGATTAGTTGATGGAGAACTGGTGAAAAGTCGCCCTCGCTGGAACCACAACGAACACTATATAGAAGTTGACGGTAAGCACAAACAATATGCCTTAATCGATGACGAAACATTCAAAAAAGCAGGACAAAGGTTTCATAGTGATAAAACGAGGGCTGGGCTTAAATTGGTGAACCCTCTTGCAGGAATTCTATGTTGTGCAAAATGTGGACGACCTATGATGTATATGCCATATGTAAACAATCCAACACCGCCAAGACTTGCACATAGGCATTCACAAACGTGCAAAGTTAAGTCTGCAATAGCCAGTGACGTAATCGAAGCGGTAGTGCATGGTTTAAAGCTGTATATAGAAGATTTTGAAATGAAAATTGATGAAATGCCCGAAGTTGACGAAAATGCGATTGCGGACCAAATAGACGCCCTACAAAAAGAAATAAAAAAGATAAAAAAGAAGCTGTCGAAACTGTTCGATGCATGGGAAAATGATGACATTACAGACAATGAATTTGTTCAGCGTAAAGCTGTCAATAATGCTCGTATAGACGCAATAAAAAATGAGATCGAAGAACTTGAAAACACTATCCCTGAAAAAGAAGAACATGAAGATACTATAATGAAGCTGTCGGATGCGCTCGACGCGCTGCTCGACGAAGAACTCGAAGCAAGTGTTAAAAACACATATTTGAAAGAGATTGTAAGTAAAATAGAGTTCAGTCGCGAAAACAATAAAGAATTTATATTGGACATAATCCTGAAGTAACCGCATAACGACGGGCTTCGGGTACATTTTTAACTAAAATGTCTATCATGCGTGTGATGTTTTGATAGCGCATCGATGATATACATTAAGTAAAAGGAGGAAATATAAATGAGAGTAGTGTGGAAAGATAGCGCCCAACTGGCGAATAAACAAGTGAAGAAAGAGATTAAGAAAGTCACTAAGAAAAATAACAAAACAGCATAGTTAAAGAAAAAGAAAAGGGGTTGCTCAAACGGCAGCCCCTAATCTTTCTATTTATTGATTATATGTTTCCCCTCAATTTCCTCTTTCATATGATCGAATGTTCCGTTTCCATGTAAACCTTTATACGCTTGATGGAGCTTCATCCATCTGTCGAACACTCGTCGAGGAATATTGTCAGAATCAGCATACTGATCAAATATTTCTTCAAGTCTGACGCATAGTAATTGTCTTACGCCAGTCTCGAGAGCTGAGTCTTTTTTCATTTGTTCTTCCTCTCTGGCTTTAATTAATTTTCTATTCTCTTTCAATTGCCCCTGGAGAACAAAAATCAATATCGCCGAAACAACACTCGTCGCAATTGTAATTAAATATTCCACTCGCCTCACCCCGCCAATTATTCTTTATCTTTTTTGCCCTCTACAAACTGAGTAAACGCCTGGTGCATGCCAGTGGACGCGAGGCCCATAAGAGCGCCGTAAACGACAGACTCGATGGAAAACCCGCTTACGAACGGATTTAAAATCGCACCAACTACTGCCAAAACGATAGGAATATCATTATTAGGCAACCACTTCATAAAAGAAGCATGCTTAATCAGGTAACCAACCAGTAAGCATGCAACCACAACAACCAGCACAAAATATTCACTTAACACCGTAAAATCCATAGAAGAACCTCCATCTATATTTAATAATTTTATTCGTTGTATAGTTCCCATCCAGACGGATATGTATCTGGAGAGTAAACATTGCCATCCACAAGAGATTTGTAGAGCGCTCCATTGTAATTTACAATGTCGCCAGCATTATAAGCATCATGAGCACCAGTAGGCTGCGACCATACTGGATAACCACTATCGTCGAGTCCGATAACATCGTACAAAGACGCGGTTGTATCTGGAGTCCAATCAGCTTGACTGGTATGGTCTTGAACGACTTTATAAAGCAGAGGATCACCAACACTATTCTTACCGTAAGTAATATAATCTCCCGTTCGGTAAGCCTTCCCGATTTCCCATTCGTCAAATATCATCGGTACCTCCATGGCTTGATCGTCTGTCAGAGAGGTCCCTAATATTTGAAGCGCTCTTCTGATTTGTTCCATAGCTTGTCTTTTGTCGGTCATTCGGTCACCCCTAAAAGAATATTCAAAAGTTCTTCTGTGGTGGGTTTATTTCGTTCCTCTTCGATAGCCTCAAGCTCCTCGGCGGTGTACTCGATATATCTGCAAATATCCTCATACTCATCCCAAGCTTCTTTAGCTGTAACGCCAGGAACATCAATAACCCATTCGACATCTCTACCGCCGTTCGGATACTCCGCAACAGTCTCCCAATGACCTTCTTCTTCGACTGCTTCGACCGCATCATGATGCTTTACAAAAATATTTTCTTCACGCAAATATCCTTTTGAAAAATCTATTTCTTCTTCGAGCAATTCATTATTCAGCTCGTCCAAGATTCGCATTTTATCACTCCTTTATGCGGTCCGTCTCCAGATCGAAACTTGAATATATGGAGGCATGTTATTATGTGCGTTTCCGCCGCCAGTGTTATTCGTTCTTATATTACCGGTATAGCCAGTTGTGCCGGCAGCTGTCGGAGCGTGAGTGGACCACGTTTGCGACTGTCCAGCAGAACTATAATTTAATAGATAATGCTGATGGCTCGGTATCTCATCTATCGTCAGAGTGACAGTAGCCGAACCTCCGGTATATCCGATTGTAGCGGACGAACCGACCGCGTAAAGAAAATAACCAGTAATCCTAGTCCAAGTTCCTCCGAATAATGAAGCCGGAGAAGTATGGCTATACGAAATATAAATACTGTTTACTGGATAAATGGTATCTAATAGGCCTTTTACCGCAGTTATTTGTGTATATCCGCTTGTTGGGGAACTAGCATAGCCTACCGATACTTGGTCATACAACGTCCATCTATCGACGAATTTATGCGCACAGCTTTCCAATAGTACTTCGAATTTGGCATAACCATATGAATATGGTATATTGACCCATAATTCATAGACTCCGGTCGTGTAAGCAAGAACAAAGTTGGACGGATTCAATCCGGTATCCGATTCAATTACGAGTTCTGCTTCACGGTGAGCCCCGTTTGCATCCGTACGGAATTTTGCATTTATTGTTCCGTAATCAACCACGTCGTTATGGTCATATGTTACTCGGAATGTTATTTGTTCTCTGTCATTTGAACTGGTAGTAGTCATCGACGCAAACTTGTACCATGAATTATCGGATTTAGAGCCGGATTGTCCAACTATGCACCTTTTAGGTCTTACAAATTGACCTCCGACGACTAGTCCATTATTAAATTGCGCCGGGTATTCCACCTCGAATAAATTGTCCGTGGTTGCCGGTTTTCCAAACGCAACTCCAGTTCCTCCAGCTTTGAAGTCTATAGGGAATACCATCGGAGCAATGTCCTGGATAAGCTCATTACTCCCAGAGGCATCAGCTACCGTAACTCGAATGTTATAGGTCGTTTCAGCATCGAACGATCCGCCTATAATTTTTTCGATCGAGCCACTTGTACCACTAGCTGATATGGATGTGGCGGACCCCCAAGAGGTAGCACTTTCGGTTTTATAGTCGATTTTAATAGATGACACAGTTTTATCGGTCGCCCATGAGAACACAACAACCGCGTATGTGCCTTCGTCCGAAAGAGTTCCACTTGAGTCACATCTATCAACGGTCATATTTGTAATTCTAGGGACGGTATATGCTAACTCCCAGATGGCATATAACACAATCGAGGCATTGGCGGTATACGAGTCCCCCGGCTGATATGATGCCGTTGTAGAAGATGAAGAAACGCCCCATCCTTTAAAAGTATAATTAGTACGAGTAGGAACATCGCTGGATAGCGTTAAACTAACACCATGCGTTTTAACTTGCGTTCCTGGTGCTCCGGTTCCACCGTTGTCAAAATATGCAACCGTATAAGTATTAGCGGTCCATTGGGCTGTCATAGTTGTGTTAGCATCGTAAGTGTAAGATGCCCCAGGAGAGAACGTTGCATTTTGTGCTGACGACAACCAATTTTTAAAGGAATATCCAGTACGCGTCGGTTTGGTACTTGATAGGGTTAGAGTTGTTCCTGCCCATTTTGTCTGGCTTCCTGGCGCCCCTGAGCCACCGTTAGCACTATATGAAACGGTATAAGACGTTTTGGCAGGAATCGAAATACTACTCGATCCCGACATAGTCCCGCCATATGTTCCGCTCCAAGTAAGGTTCATTGGAACAGATATGCTAAATGATGCCGACCGCGCTGACGTTCCTTTACTGACGGACACAGTACCGCTAGCGACGGTGTTAGTTCCGGTTACACCGTTTATAGCATAAGTAAAAGGCCCAACCGATTTACCGTCAATAGTTACAGAAACTGTTCTGTTACCAGCACCAGAGGTAACTGCCGCATAGTTGGCTACATATTGCACTGTATATGAAAGCGTAACAGTTGTACTGGCACTGCTAGATTGAGTGACAGTTAACTTGAAATATGGCGCAGTACTCACCCATTGTTTAGTTTGACAAGATGCCATTCAATCAACCTCCAATCCAGCGCAAGCCCATATTATTATTTTTACGTTTTCTCCACACAAAACCGGTTCCTTCTCCAATTTGTAATTCATTCTTTATAATTGCTCTCTCAATGTAGAGTGTTTTATTACTCACATAGGCGATTTTATCGGACCCTTCAAGGAATTCAACGGCAGTATTCGTTATTCGTACCTTAAAATCGTTATCGGATTTTCCAAGCTCAATGCACGGATTTCCGCCGTCGTCGGTAGTCATGTTAATATAAGCGGTCTTTTCTCCAAGATCGGCCGCAATGCTATTCAAATTTTCAATAGCTTTATCGGCTACGTCAGACCTACCAGAAAGCTCATTAAGGGCGCTAGCGGTATCGTCCAACTGATTATTGATACTGGATATGTTGAACGTCCAGCCGTCAGATGTCTGAGTCATCGCGGATTGGCCATTTTCGTCCGTAATAAGCATGGCTATGGAATCGGAAATTTGTTTTATTTCTGATTCGGAAATAGTAACGCGAGCTTCCGTGGCGTCCGCTGCCGCCTTTGCATCGTTGGCTGCGGTTTGAGCATTCTCAACCTCTACTGTTGTCGCCATATCCTCCGGTGCAGGAGTCCAGTCGGTAGCCTTATTGCCATACTCCAATTTGATTCCAGTAACCCATACTTCACCGGTAGAAGCTGATTCGAGACCTATCCATAACCGATTTAAAGTTACAGAAGCGACATCACTTCTAAATGTATATGAACCTGTTAATCTAACCCAATCGCTAGTTCCGCTAAACCCATTAGAAGTCCCGACAATAATAGGCCAAAAACTAGTAGTAGTTCCGTCCTCTAAAGTATAAGTTGCCGAGCTTTTTCCGATATTTAAAACGTTATAATAATTTTCGCCAGCGGTAACATTTTCATATTTCACCCAAAGACTAAGCGTAAGAGTCTTCCCTACTAGCTCTTCAGTCGGATTCAAAAATCGGTCTATTCGAATTTTATCCTCCATGGTAGTGGTATGAAGAGCTTGACTAAAACCTGTAGGATTTCCTTCTTCCAAATCCACTACTTCAGGGTCCCCAACGAATGTAGTCCCATCTGCCATGCGCCCTCTGGAAAAATCTCCGTTTACCCAAAGATTTCGACTTCCGATTTCAATTTCATTAATCGCTGTAGTAACTTCCGTTTTAGTAGCCCTTAAAGAAATTTGTTCGGAATTTTGACTAATCGATGTTTCCGCCGAAGTCACCCTTGTCTCCAAACTGTTAACTGCTTGTTGAGCCGAGTCAGCATCAGCTTGTGCCTGATCCGCTGCCGCCTTTGCATCGTTGGCTGCGGTTTGAGCTGTTGCAGCATTGGCTTTCGCCGTATTAGCAGTCGACTGAGCCGTAGTAACCGCCGCTTGAGCCTCCGCTATCTCTTCTTCTGTTGCGTCAACCCGAGACGTAACGTTTGCTAGATTTTGCTGAGCCGTTGCAAGGTCCGCCACAGCTTGTGCTGCTTTTGCATCAGCATCTTCAGCCGCACTTTGCGCCGTTTCAGCATCTGATTTAGCAGCATCTGCCGCAGCCTGTGCCGAAGAGGCGACGGATTGAGCATTTGTCGCTTTTGTGTCCGTCGACGCTAAAGCGGTCTTAGTCGCATAAGTCTCACTAACAGTTGACTTAAATCCGTCGAGGCTTGCTTCTACACTGGTTACTCTGTCGCTAACAGTCGTAACGGTGCTACTATCAGCTTTTTTAGCAATTTCCGTAGTGTGACTTGCTACAGTGGCCGATATATTATCAACTTCCTGCTCCAGAGTAGAATATTGGGTCGACAATTCACCAGTAGCGTCATCTATATCCTGCTGCCATACCTTACTTGTTATTTGACCTTGAATGGTAGATATCTGAGTTCCTTGTGAGCTGACAGTAGTGCCCATGTTCGTTACATCGGTACTCAACGATGTAAAAGCCACATCAAGAGTCTGCTTTTCGTCATTCAAGTAAATCTTGGTAGCATTGATTGTTTCCGTACTACCATTAATTTCTGTAAATAAACTGCTAATATCCAACTTACTCGCCGAAATATTAGCATCTTCACTAACCATGTCATTTCGAATGATGGCGTCTTTAATAGCGCTATCCGTAATTCCGCCTTCGCTAAACATCAGATTTCCAGACGCATCCCAAATATTAATCGAATAATCATTAGAAGCATCTTTACCGATTTGAACTCTGACTCGAGTACCATCGCTTATCTGAATAGTTTCATCAGAAATGATAAGGCTGCCATCTTCCGACATAACACGAACGTTATTGGTTATAATGTCTCCAGCCGTTATTTTATCCGCAGAAATATTTTCAATCATGGCCGATTTAATCTGCGCATTGCCTAGCTGGGCAATTACAGCATTGGCGAAAGAAGTTTGAATAACTTCACCGCTAGCGGAGCCAAATATCAATGTGTCAATACTAGCCACATCGGCATCCAAATCGTCGATTCTGGCTATTTCGGCGTCAAGACTCGCGATAGTCGCATATTTGATGTCAGCATCAGCCGCTGATAATTTATTGGCTTCGAGACTATCAATGTGACCGTTAATAGCGGCTAGATCGCCGGTTACTAATGTCTCGAATTCGCCATAATCGGCTTGGAGATTATGAATATCGGCGTTAGTAGCCTCTAGATTTTCAACAGTGGCATATTTACCGACTAAAAAATCAGCATCGATTTTCTCAGCTTGTAAAGTCTTAATCTCTGCATCGTTTGCAACCAATTTTTCATTGATCGTTACATTATCGGCTTCAAGTTCGCCAATCGAAGCTTCGCCAGCAGTCAATCGATTTTTAATTGTCACGTTTTCAGAAACCAAATCATCAATCCGACCGACCTGGGCTTCAAGCTGCTCAGTGCTAACTTTGTCAGCAATGACTATTTCGAATTCTGATATTTGATTGCCAATTTCTTGAACGTCGCCGGTTCTCGCTGCTGGAGAAGATGAATTACCAGTAACAGTCGCAGAGTGATCTTTTATCATCACTGTTACTCGTTCATCATTTTTAACATCTGCGGTAGTCGTTACCGGAGTCAATATGTCAGACCCATCGAGCTTAACGTAAGTAACGTCGCCAACGACGACTGTTGTCCCACGAAGAGTAGTCTCTTTTTTAGTGGTTTTATTATCGTTGACGACTTTAGCAAACTGAGATATTAAATCGCTAGACAAACCCATGCCGCATCACCTCCACAGCTTAGTAGTAAAGACAGCAGTTTCAGATACCGAAACCCCAGCGTCGCATTTAATAGATTGGCTTATAACTTTCGCTTTAATATCGGTTATTCCAGCTCTTGTGTAATTAAGTCTAACGCAATCTCCTACCCTAACCGGACAATATCCGTGACTGTATGACACGGTATATTCGAGAGTGGATAATTCTTTCAAGAGCTGTTCCGCATACTCGTCTATCTGCTTATTGGTAGGATCTCCAATTAAACTCGGATCGGTTTCTCGATAGACAATTTCCCGACCTCGATTAACTGTGGAAATCGGACTGTTACTATCGTCATTAACCACCCTCGCATAATACGGAGCTCCTCGACCAGAAGAATAAACAACTTCCACGACATTAGGAATCCCATACAAATCATGGTTCATGCTTATTTCCGGCAACAAAATCGAACTATTATTATCGTCGTAAGTCCAAACAGGCTGCAAAGAAGCCGTATCCTGCTTCGGAGAGAAGAGAATACGGCCCAATTCGTCAAGATCGAACGTGTACTTTGCGTTTGCCAATAAATCTGTAACAAATGTGATCCAAGTATCATTAGGGTCGGCTACAAAATCATCGTAAAGAGTTTTATCGCAATTAGCTTTTACTACCGGAGCCCTAACATTACTTTTAGTTAAAGTATATGCAGCGTCTAATATATTTTCATTTTTGGCTATGAAATACCCCAAAGGAGGAGGATTTTCTTTAAGCTCTAATAAAGGAGTATAGGCATCCATTGACACTGATCTTACCATCCCATCGAAGCTAGACGAAGGGGTTTGAACCAGAAAAGTACCAAGTGGATGCCTATTTCTTACTCCATTTTGAATTGTTATTAGGTAAATTCTTATATAGCATTCGCCAACGGATTCTACGATGTCAATACTCGCAGACCCGAGCGTGTCCGCATCAGAATCTCGGTTGATCGTGCATGATTTGACAGTATCAAGCATCTTAACATCTTTCCATGTTCCTGGGTCGACTATATAATATTCAAAACTTTGTTGCATTGATGATAACCAATCAACCATGTTCAAATGCCTCCTTCAACTCGTGTTATGTTCAAAGTTACCGGTATAGTCAATTCGAGATGCTTTTGACTAAACGATACTTTGATGTTGGCCCAATAGCCAGTTCCTGACGGTTCTCTTACATAAACATCGCCAGCCCAGATTCCCAATCTGCGTAACGCATAAATGGTTTCCGTGTCGCTCTTTTCGATTTCAACATTCCAAGTCGCTGTTTCGCCAACGTGGGTTCCATAATAGCCAACCGGATTTTTTCTACCAACATACTTTACTAAAGTAACATCGGGATCGGTATTGTTAGCGACATCTATGTTATAAGGAAGTTTTAATAATGAGCCTGACCAACCAGGCTGCACTGAAATATCGTCGCCATTTACATCGAAATACGACCATTCTTCATTCCACTGAATAATTACGGCTTTTCCCCCTGTAGGATATCCAGGCAGATCGTAATAACTAACAGCTCCAGTTGAAATGCTTGTCGCAACTATTCTGTATCTGGCATAATCCAAAGACGGATGGGGATCTGTAACGAACGTATTGGGAGTGTTACTTACTCCGGTTGCAATCTCGGTAAACCGACCGTCGTATTCTCGCCTATATACAGACAAAGTTACATCCTGTATGAGATTGCCAGATGCGACCGATGAATAATAAAATTCAGAACCGCCAGATACAATGCCGAGCGATACTTCCTCTCCCGTTTCCGAATAAATTTTTTGAACAGATGACTTATTTAATTCGTTAGTCGTAGTAAAGTACGAATCTCCTACTTTATCCACTCTATAACGAGTAGGCGTAATAGGAGCGCCGGTGTCGTCAACGTATTTTATACAATAAGTTAATTCAGTCCCGTCGGAATACGCTCCCACTAAAACCTCTTCCCCAGTAGTTGTATATACGCTATCTAACAACTCGGCGGTTATAGATTCTGTAGTAACAGTATACTTTCCGGAACTTTCTGTAACCTTGTAATAAGTTGAAGACGGAGCTTCGCAATACGGTCTTATGGAAGCGGCTAACGTATTAGGGTCGACTGTTATCTCAGCATTCGGCTGGTATTGCACTTCTGTCCAACTAACCGAGAAAGTTAATTCCGACTCAGCAATTAATCCAGAATTCATCGATACAATACAGCTAACTGTATAACTTATACCATTCTCTAAATCGATGTTCCCGGCAGACATTTCGACCATTAGGATGTCATTAATATCGAAATACTTGGAATATAATTGTTCGCCCTCACTCACAACTCTTGTATTACCTATTTGGTCTACGGTCTCGTAGGATTCATTAGCAGTTATGCTGAGATGATATCCAACTGGAGCTTGCGTGTTCGGACCCGCAACACCTTTTATATAAAAGGGAAACGAGTCGAGGGTTTCGATCGCAGCTCCATCTGAATCAAGCATACTAAGAGCTAATGTAGCAGGAGCATAAATATCCACTACTCTAAGAATTGACCAATCGCCATAAACATTCGTTACTCCGGCTGTTCTTACCCGCCATGAAATCTGAGCACCAACCGAATATTCGGAAGTATCAAATATATAGAAGCTAGTCTTATCCTTCTCGTCGGGGTCATCAGTATTTTCAACTGTAATGTTGGGAGTAATCGGAACCCCGTCAATAGATACTTCCAGCTCGGCAAATGTCTGACTCGAGCCATCTTCCGCATTATGCACCCAGTAAAATGTCAAAGGTTCGCCAGTTACTACCGTAGTAGTCGACGACCAAGTTGTAGGAGCGGCGGGAGGCTCGCCGACATTTACCGATTTTATTTCGGACCAGTCAGACGAGCCTTTTTCATTAACCGCCCTAACTCTAAAGAAATATTCTCCGCCAGACAATTTATAAATCGTATATTTTGTACTGGCATCCGGAGTGGTGGCCGTAGTAGTGTCTCCTCCGTTATCGAAATATTCCTTATGAGTCGTGTACTCTATTTCATAACTCGTTGCGCACTCGACCTTGCCCCATTCTAAATAAACCGAATAACCATCTGAATTTTGTCCGGAAAGTCGACATTGAGTGATGCCTGATGGAGCCGATGGATAGGCCCGTACAGCTTCAGAGAAGGGAGACCAATCACTTTGCAATCCATTCCTTGTAAATTTACATCTAACCTTGTATTCATAACCAGGATTAATATGCCGAACATACGAAACCTTGTTAAAGTTAGTATCTATAGGCAGCGGATCGGAAACTGAAAACGGCATATAGCTACTGTAAACGACTTGAAATACAACTCGATAACTTTTCGCATTTCCAGCCGGCACGTCGAGTTCTTCAAGACTGGCAGTAAGACGATGGATCTCATCGATTTCAACAGATGGAGCAGAAGGAGGGGAAATAGGATCGGAGACGGTGTACGTTTTACTAACTTCCCAGCCAGCAGTCCATTTAGGAACTTCCGACTCAGAAGTGGTAGTCGTTTTGTACCCACCATTAGTAAGCTTGTCACCGATCTCACTTCCGGTGCTAGTTGTCGTAGTAGACGTTGTTGTAACTTTTTTCGTTTCGGCAATGGGTTTGATTCTAAATCTAACAGCCGAAGTATTATCGGGTATTGTATAAGTAGAATATCGAGACGATTGATAATAATCTTTATCGACCGTTATATCACTATCTTCTCCGATAAACCACACCCCGTCTAGAGTCGCATACTCCCATATTATTTTGTAACTCTCGGTAGTGCTTTCTTTAGACCAACTCCAAGTACAAAGCAAGGTTCTATCATCTGTACTAAGAAGATTTGGCCCATTCAACCAAGAACTACTTGACGAGGAACTAGACCCTCCGCTCGACCCGGTGGTTCCTGTAAGTTTCAACACCTGTCCAACATAAATTAAATTTGGATTGGAAATACCATTTATCTTAGCCAAATATTGATACTTTGAAGCAGAACCCAATTGAGATTGAGCAATTTCCGACAACGTGTCTCCAGCTTTTACGGTATATGTATCCGCCATAATTACCTCCTCCTTTCCACACGAGCAGCTCTGACAAGAGTCTTAACTGCATCGGTAATATTGCTTCCATCGTCGTAAGTAATGCCATTAATAGTGTAAGTGTCACCAGAACCGCTCCCGATAGTCTTTCCAAGCTCTCTAATAGCCGAAATGACATCCGAATTAGTTCCATTTTGACGACTATTCATCATGGAGCCAATTGAATTGATATTGGATATGACGCCAACCGAAGGTTTAATACCGAGCATACCATTTATAGCCCCAGCACCGGATGAAACCTCGGACAAATCGAGAACCGGTCTAATGGTAGGCTGCGTGTCTATATCGCTGTTAATAACATCGACGATTCTGGAAATGGCATCTTGAGTTCCGCTAATAGCCGACCTCGCCATAGATACAGAAGAACGCTCAACCATTCCACCAAGCTTGTCTATTCCCATCGCAAACCCTTCGGGAACTGACGTACCAAGTTTCCTGAATACTTTAGACGGAGAATTAACATCTAATTCTTCTTTAGCCGCCTCGTACGCTGCATCCGCCATAGCGGCAGCTTGAGCTTCTGCTTTGTAGCTATTGGCACTAATACCAGCAACAAAACCGTCAACAAGATAACTACCAGCGTTATAAAATTTTAGATAATCGGTAATGGACACGCTGCTACAAGAATCTATAATGGACGCCATAACTTCCTTGACAGACGAAGCTTGAGAACTTATTCCGAGTTTAAAGGCCATCATTAGCAACCGCCCCACCATCGAGAACATGGGGGTCTTATTCATTATATATGCCACCACGTCCTGCACAGCGGCGCCTAACGCTTCTTTTCCTGACGTAATTCCATTGGTTACGGACGATATCAACGTTTCCCCTGCTTCAGCAGCTTTCGCGCTACTTTCGGTAAATGCGGTTATGAATTCATTCAATCCGCTCTCCCCAAGAGATTTCATGGTTGCTCCAAAGCCGGCAACATCAGCACTAGCGAGGGTATCCAACGCCCCTTTGAACTTATCCGCGCCTGTAAAATTGGTGATCGTCATTTCAGAAATAATACCAATCATCGATTGAATATTCTCAATGGCGGAAGTAACTTTGGTGGAATCGATTTCACCTATACTGTTAACGACCTCTACTATAGCCTCGCTCGCCGTTTTTGACTTATTGATTGCCTCGATTCCCTCGTCACTAACCCCATAGGAACTATCAATATAATCCAGAATACCGTCAACGACACTCGTCATGGTTGTAATGAAAGAGGAAATATTTTGCATCTTGGTACCGTCGGTAGGAACATTTTCGGTTGCATCTTTAATGGCCGTTATAGCGTCTCCTGAATTCTTAATTTGAGTAATGCTATCGTCGTTTATGTTTTTCACGCTTGCAATAAATACTTTTATTCCAACACCCAACGATCGAATCGCTTCGCCAAAACCGCCAGCATCTTTAGAACCAGCTATTCCGGCCCACCATCCTCCGGATGACGGTACTTTTTCGGCGACTTTCTTAAGCTCGTCGATGACAGTTCCAGTATTCTTAATAGCTTCGGCATCTGACTCTTCTATGGTTTTAGCGACGGCAATATAATCGGAGAGACCTTTTGCAAAGTTGACTATTCCTTCGCCCCATTTGCCCATGTCTCGACTTCCCGTGGCCCATTGCCAAATACCATCGTCTTTTGGTATTTTATTGTTCAGATCGGCCAACGCTGCTCCGGCGTCGACGGACATAGATATCTTATTAGCGTCATCCGCGGTTATGTCGTTTATAGCTTGGGCATACCTTACTAACGCTCCTCCATACGCCACAATGCCTTCCCCGAAAGTTTTGAAGGAAGATGCGCCCAATATGTCCTGAGCCCAGCCGCCATCTTTCGGTATATCGTTTTGTAATCCGGCAAGCGCGACCCCTGCGTCAGTTGCTATTTTGACCCTATCAAAATCAGCATCTTTAAGAGTGTTAACAGATCCGCTAAAAGCAACCAAGGCTTCTCCATATGCGACTATGCCTTCGCTAAACTTCTTCATATCAGTAGAGCCTAATATGTCCTGAGCCCAGCCGCCTTCTTTAGGGACTTTGTTGGCCATGTCAGCCATCTTAGATCCGGCTTGAGCGGCTATATCAACTCTGGTTAGATCGTCATTCGTCAAGTCTTTTATAGACTCCAAGAAGTCTTTCATGCTCTCGCCAAACCCTGCGAGTTTTTCGCCGAAGGTATCTATTCCGCCTTCAAGACCAAGCATAGACTTGATACCGTCAATCACATCAGCAACAGTTATAGCCATGATTAAAGATGCTAGATTACCGGCTGCGGCAGACATTTCGGGCGTAACCATTTTAAGACCCATTATAAAGGGCGTTGCTGCAGCCATAAATGCCGAAAGGTCCTTACCAAGTCCAATAAAGTCGCCTCCAACAAATTGGCCGATAGCGTGTATTACGTCGGCAACAGTCAACGCGATGATGGTTCCAGCAAGAATACCAGCACCTTCTAACACGCTTACATCAACCATTTTGACGCCCATGATAAAAGGAGTAGCGTTAATCATAAATAGCGACAAATTAGTCCCTATCTCGGGCAATCCAGAAGTTAACCCTGCGGCTAAACCACCAATTATACTTCCCACGAAATTTCCTATGGCGTAACCAATTAAAGCCAGAGTTTCCCCGCCATCTTTTATTAACTCGTTGAACCCCGGGATCTTTGAAAGTCCGCCAAGAGCAGCGAGTAAAGCTGCGATAATTCCAACGAATGCAACGAGTCCGAGAGCTCCTTCAGCGGCACCTTTAAGGGGGATGTTTTTAACAATTAAACACGCAGCAGACATACCTATGAGTAAAATCGATAAAGAGACGGCAGCTTGAATAGAGTTTTCCAACGGAAATAATGTTATAAGACCGAGAATTATGCCAAGTTCTGCAACAACTAAACCCATAATAGCCAAAGATACGATTGCGCCCTTCGATATCTTTCCACACTTACTAATGGAAATCATCACTCCAGCCATTACAAGCATTAAACCGCCAATCGACATAGCTGACGCGGCCAATTTATCAGCTTCAATAAACGATAATACGCCAACAGCAATTGCCATAACCGCAATAACGCCAGCCATAGCTAAGATCGATTTAAACGCTCCAGCAGCATTCTTAGAAGCTTTCATCATCAAGGACATAAGCAAGGTAAGAACGCTGACAGCCGCTACCCCTTTAATAAGATTGGGAAGCGGTATGAATCCGAGAACAATCGCTACGCCAGCTAATATAGCGACGGCTCCCGCCATAGCCAATAAAGTCTGAGCCATCTTAGAACCTTTACCGCCAAGAAGTCTTGTTGCCGCCATTAAACCGACCACAACTCCAGCCAGAGCGGTAACCGCCACGGTGCCTCTGACGAGATTTTCTACAGGAATAAAGCCCAACAAAGAAGCCGTCAAACCTAAAATGGCAATTGCCCCTGCTATAGCCAAAAGCGTCATTCCAACTTTAGTATCTTTAGCAAAGAGCTTCGTAGCAGCCATTAAACCCACTATTATCCCAGCCAGAGCTAAGACGGCAACTCCACCTTTTATCAGGCTTTCGGTTTTGACCGAGCCTAACATCAAGGCTACAAGGGCTAAAATTCCAATAGCCGCAGCCATAGCCAAAAGAGTCGCTCCGGTTTTGGAATCCTTTGCGAAAAGTCTTGTGGCGGCCATCAAACCTACTATTATACCGCCTAAAACAGCTACCGCTATTCCTCCTTGGATAAGTTTGCCTCTGTCTATGGAACCGAGCAATACCGCAACCAAAGCTAGTATTCCAATAGCCGCAGCCATAGCAAATAAGGTTCCTCCGACTTTAGCATCTTTAGCAAATAAATTCGTAGCGGCCATTAAAATAACAACCAAGGTGGCGAGAGCCGCCACACAAGAAAGCCCCTGCTTAAATGCGGACGGGTCCATCATAGAAAGAATCTTGATAACGCCGGTCAAAAGAAGAAGAGCGACAGAAATTCCTAAAATGGTCTTCCCTAATTGCCCTACGCTTTTTGCAGAGCTTCCCTTAACAGTCTTTCCAAATATAAGTACAATAGCCGCTATTCCGCCCATCATTAACAGCAATCCGCCAATTGCTTGGTCGAACTGATTCGGATCAATAGATGCTATTTTCTTTAATGCGGAAGACATTAATATAACGGCAACTCCTATGGACAATATAAGAGGAGCCATCTTCGCGAATTGCATTCCTTCTGTTGGACCAAATTTTCCAACTATAAAAGTCAATCCGCCAACAAGACCCATAAGAACTGCTATAGCGCCTACCGCTCCCCATAACTTACCAGTATCTAATTGCGCAAGAACCCATATAGAGGCGGCCAGTAAAGCGATAGCAACAGCTATAGATTTTATAGCTTCGGCTTTAAGATTCATCGAAATTCCGCCTAGAATTTTCGAAAAGTTCTTAACCACTTTGGAAGCATTATTGAGGATTTTCTTAATCGGTTTTGCGGACTTTTCTATAACTTCGGAAGTGCTGGATAATATTTCGCCAGTTCCTTCTAAAACTTCTCCAACTCCATCAAGCGGCTTCGTTAAATTTTTAAACCCAACTCCAATGTTAAACAAAGTTGCCACGAGACCGGCAGTTACGCCGCCAGAGAACAAAGAACCCCATTCGATTCCGCCAAGAACCTCAGAAATCTTGTCTCTAATACCACCGAGAGCATCACCAACGCCAGGAATACCATCCAAAATCCCAGTAACAAGACCGGCTATGATAAAACCGCCAATGGTGATCATAACTTTAGAAGGTGAATCAATATCGAGGACTTCTTCGATTTTATTTATCAAACTCGTGGCCAGGTAAGTGACAGCGGACCAAACGACACTAGCTCCATTTCTAATTCCATTGGCTAAACCTTGAATTATATACTGTGGAATGTTATCGGCAGTTTTAAGCCCAGCGAACCATTCTTTTATTCCTGAAAAAGCATTCCTAAAATACTCGGATACTTTTTTAATTCCTTCACACGAAGCGACCCAATCTTTTACTTTGATAGCCATATCTTTTATCCAACCACCAGCGGTCTTGAGATACGGCATAATAAAATTAAAAGCACCCTCAACATCAAATATGGAATCAATCCAGTCTCTAAACGCCACAAGCGCATCGCCAACATTAGCCGTAACGTCGAGCATGCTATAGCCAAACATTCCAAGAATTTTATTTATGATTTTAAATGCAAGTTTAATAGGCCCACCAACAATAGTTCCGATAATATCCAATATTGCAAATAAGCCTTTAAAAGTTCTTCTTAATTTCTCGGCTTTGTCGTCGTTAAGGACCAATCCTTCAGAAAATGCATGTAAATTTTCTATTAGTTTTGTTAGACCGGAAACTAGATTTTCAGGGGGGAAAATCTCGGACCAAGCTCCCCCGATTTCATTCATTACGCCTAGAATGGCACTCATGGTGTTCTTAAGAGTATCAAACAAAAGTTGTCTCCCACTAGGTTTACCCATAGCAGTGACAAGTTCATTCATAGGAGTACCGGTTTCCTTGGCTTCTTTTGCGAGGTCCCTCAAAACATTTATCTGTTCCTTGGTGTAACCCATGTTCTCTAACTGAGCATCAGTCAGTTTTAAAACTTGATCTGGATATATAAGATTTGGATCGTTTATGATGTCTTGATTTAATTTGTATAATTCTTTCCAAGTAGTACCATACCGACGAGCGATTTTTGTAAGATTATCACCTTTAACAACGATGTACTCATTAGCTCTAGTCAATGAAGCAGCCGCTTCTTCGGTTTTTGCATCGAATTTTTCCAACGTTTCAACATACGCTTCGGTTGGAATAAGGCCCTTAGCTATCACGTTGGCAAAAGTTCCGTGCTCTTCTATCAACTTATCAACCGAGATGCCCTGTTCTTTTGCAGTTTCCTTTAATTTTTCGTTAAAGTCCTCCGTGGCAATCCCAGCGTCGTTGATTTCCTTTATAAAAGAATCCCATTTTGAATTTAAGACTTCTTCAAGGATATTATTCCGTCCATCACTCATCCCATCGATGAATGTGCTAAAACTCTTGGTAACACTGGAGAAGAAATCCTTGGCTTCTTCAAAATCGCCGAAGATGAGCTCCCAGGTTTTAGCCCAGCCAGACTGAGCCGTCTCCTTCATCACATCGAACATCTGCGTGAGCGTGGTAACTTTAGTTGCCGCTTCAAAAGCCTTTTTACCTATATCAGTGGTCTCACTCGCGTATTTTTTGAGAGTCTCAACAAGGACATCAGTCGTCATCCATTGAGCACTAAGAGATTCGTTGAAATTTCTCGTAGTGGTAAAGAGATCAGAAACATTACCATTCAAATCTGTTGTTGTAGATTGATACTGATCTCCTACTTCAATAAGCGTGCCCAATTCTAAGGCCGTCTGGATTAATTGATCTTTGAATTCGACGGTCGACATATTGGCATTTTCAATGGATTTCCAATCGATGAGCTTGACATGCCCGGCCGACAAAGCCTGAGCAAAGTTATACATTGCACGAGACGCTTCATTAGCATTGGCTCCAGACAACGCCGCCTCATTACTAATACCCTGAATAGCCATGACGGCGTCTTCAAGTTTAACGCCAGCGTTTGTGAACTTACCAATATTTTGGGTCATGTCAGAAAACGAGTAAATAGTCTTGTCCGAATATGTATTCAATTCTTCCAAGTACTTATTTACCGTTTCGATATCTTCTCCGGTAGAGGCCATAATGGTTCTAACGGAGTTCATCTTCAACTCATACTCGCTAAAACCAGTCGTTACAGGATCTATCGTTAAAGCCGAAACTATTCTTTTTCCAGCATTAACTGCGGAGTTTGTTATATTAGCTAGAGCAGTTACCCCCATGACTTCCAAAGCCGAAAATTTAGCCTGAACAGTTTCGACCGCTCCACTGATTCCAGACATATTAACTTTTTTGGCGGTAGCGTTAATGTCCTCTAATCCTTTTGTGGCTCCGTTAAAGTTCAATTTTTGCTTAAGCTTATCGATGGTGCTCATGCTAGTTTGAACATTTCTTTCGAATTGAGCGTTGTCAAACTGCATGGAAACTACTCGTTCTTCGACTTGTTTGCTCATAGTTTAGTAACCTCCCTCCAAGCATCTTTTGCAATTTTATCGAAAAGAGGCTGGATAGCAGGATTGATGTAATCTCGCCCCTGTACCCAGCCTCCATTCCCGGTTCCATGGCCATACTGAAGAATTATGGCGATTGGAACCCCATTTTGAACATTCGAGTTGTGAAAAGAAATAGAGACTGATCCTTTTTTACGATCTATCTCGTAATACCAGGAACTTGCCGTGAGACCGGAGTCGACAGGTGTCGCGGATGAAAGAGCGGCAACACCTTCTCGACCATAACGATCAAGATCCCCGAGACGAACAGCCTCTTTAACTCTCTCCATGAATCTGGTCAGTTTGGAGAAGTCGCCCTTTTGTCTGAAACTAATCATACTCCGACCCCCAATGAATGAACTTACAGTTTATTAAGATACTTCTTATCAACGCTGCCGGTCACGGCACCGGTCTTAAGTGTGGATACGACAACCTTATCGCCATTGATCTGACGCACATAAAGATCGGTATTGTAAACCCAGCTAGCAAACTTAACATTAGTTCCGTATACCGGCGCTCCGTTGTCCAAACGAACTTTTTCGCCAACAACGAAAGTTGGAGCAACCGGAACTGGCTCTTGTTTACTATCTTCAGATTTTTCACCGACAGTTACGATAAACCCATCAAAACCCGCCGCTTCAAGCTTGGCAAGCATGTTTTCAGCATTTTCCTTTTTGCTAAATGCGCCAACCTGTACTTTATAGAGAACCCCAGTCTCTGATCCGGAAAGCTTTTCATTCACTTTTTCGGCAATCTCACCATGCCGATTGTACAGATAATCACCAGGACAAGCCTTGCTCGCAAACCATCTATGTACGGTCATATTCTGCTTGTCAACTTGGCCAATAAGAGACTTGTCGCCTTTCCAAAGAAGTTTTTTAATGCCATTACGCTTGCAAATGTCTGCGACCAATTCGATCAGAGCGTCATACGCCTTATCGGTAACCGCATACGGATGAGTATTGTCGCTGGCCACTTCAATGGTCACAGCTCGGTTATCGTTATCTGCCGAGGAGCTGCACCAGGAGCGATTTTTCTCTTCTACGTACATTCCGATTCTTCCATCAAAGCCAATTCCGTAATTAGAAGAAGCTTGTTTGGTCTCAGGAGCAAAAATTTCACCAAGTCTTTCGACTGTAACTTGACCCACTACACAATGGATCGTTATCGTGTCGATTTCATGGTTTCTCAACCCAGAATGGTTAGGGCTAAGTTTCGTATAATCGACCAGAGGGCTATTTGTATAAGCCATTACCCATCATCCTTTCGTTCCATGTTGTCTTCTTCTAGCGGCATTCAAAGCAGCATTCTGACTCATTATTTCTCTTCTGCTTCTCTTCTTAGGAGGAGAGTTTTTGATATTACAAACTTTAATTAGCGTGAGAAGACGATTTAGATGCCACTTCTGATACTCTGGGGGAATATTAAATGCCACCATCCAGTAGTAAATAAGTTCTGAAGTAACAGTCTCGGAATTTTTTCCTCCAGGTCTATCTTCCGAAAAGTAAGTAGCCGTCATCGAATCGGCAATATAATCGTTAACTTCATTAATATTACTTGCTGTCAAAAACCTATACACATCCGGATCGACGTTTTGTGTTATGGTCATGCATTTTATGTAGTCCAAAGTTTCTTCGTAAGTCTTTTCGTTTTTAGTTAAGAAAGCTTTTTTCCACTTAGATTCCCATTTTGAAATAGAGATGAGAGAATGCTCCAATTGTAACGTCTGTTCCTTTGTGGTGATGAATTCTTGTTTTTCCTCATCCCATTGCTCCACGGCCGGTATTGTAATAGAGAGCATCCCACTCACCTCCTATTATTTTCTTTGTTATTAAGCCAGGGGCTTAAGCGCGGGAGCGGAAGCCGACTGGGCCATATCCGCAGGAACAATACCATTTACGAACTTAGCAGCGGCGTCAGCATCGGTGGCCAGCTCCATAAAGATTTGAGAGTATGCTTCGGTCTGGGAGAAAGCCGCAGAAATGTCGTCAGATTTGATAAACCGTCTTCCATCCGGACTCTTCTCGCCGTAAGCTCTCAATACAAGTTCTTTGAAGATTTTAATAATAGCCGGAGCATCTTGAGCAGCCACGATTTTCTGAATGGTTTCAGCCAAACCACCAGTAGTGCTCATTTCCATTTCCATAACCTCTGCTTTTGTGAGATTGAAATAGAAGTCTTCGGTGCGCTCGACACCATTGTAGTCAGTGAAAGTAACAGTCTTTTTAATCATTATTAATTTTCTCCTTTCGAAAATAAAAAGAGGGACCGCCAGCCTAACTGAATACGGTCCCCATTTGTCATGTTATTTTGGACATTAACCAGCAGCGGTCATAAGAGTTTTAATCTCATCGGGCAGAGGCAGACGAGCTTCCTCGGATTCGCTACCATACAGAATGTCTTCCAGAGCAGCCAGCTTAGTAGCATCGGCCTTAGTGGAATCGATGGTGATAGACGCAGTGGGCTTAGCGCCGGTCACGTTCACGGGAGTAGTGGTCACTTCCCAAGAGAAAGTAATCGCCTCGGGGCTATCATTGATAGTGGCGTAGCCCTTCTCGGAAGGAGCGGCCAAACATCCGTAGATGATATGCAGCTTATAGCCGTAGTCGTTACCGTCCACGTCATTACCCAGAGTGGTACGATAGCACAGACCGAAAGTCTTACGAGCCTGCTGACCGATATAGACGCCATCAACAAGCGCCGCGGACCCATCGCACTCGGCAAACTCATCGGGGTAAGTGTAAGCTTCGATGGTCGCGCCAAACTCCTCGGTAGACATAAGGTTGAGGTATTTGATGTCATCGGCATACAGAGGAGTAGCCTCAGCACCAGAAGGGCTCTCGGTAACGGCAGTCAAACCGTTCCAAGCAACACCCTTGGAATACACCCCAGCGGTCGGAATGTACAGAACGCCATTCCTTACACCAGTTTCATACAGACGTTCGCCAGTCTGATCCCAAACCAATTTAGACATACATGTGTCCTCCTTTAGTAATATAATGTAAATACATAGTGATTGAGATTGTCCGCCGAATAGCATCGATCGAATCTACAATAAGGTAAACGTGAAATTCTATCGACATACTGACTATCCGGATCGGGATCAATCAGAATTACCGAATAAGCTTTTGACTGCTTATAGGGCAAATCGTTAGCGTTAACCCTTTCGATATCAGACAGAGAATATCTGATAGCTGGATACTTCATTGTTACGGACTCAGGAGGCTGGAAATAGGCGTTTCTAGACCCCAAAATATCACAGAAAACTTCATGCAGTTCGAGTCTGTCACCCATTCCAAACGCCTCCTAAGCTAAGTATAAGTCTAGGGTACTGCACTTCGACGTTAGTAATCTTCCATGCAGTTCCCATAAACTCCGCATAACGCATCGAATGAAAATTATTCATGGCGTATGGATCGGCTACAATGCTTAGCTCATTCGATATATTAATATCATCATTAAGCTTGTCAGCGGTTTGAAGTCGACGAGTATTTCGAGTCAAATCACCATAATAGTTACGCTTGGTGACCTGTTCTTTCCATACGCCAGGCGTGGTTTCCACCGTTTCAGCATAGCCGATTACTCCATACCATTTAGCCATGTCATTCACTCCATTTTGAATTGTAAGCGCTTACATTAACCAGCGGCACTATCCGCAACCGGCTCTTCCAGAGCGATAGCAGAGTAGACTTTAGTCAGAGCACCAGAAATGCGAGTCTCGATGAGGTACTTGTACTGGTTGAAGTCGATGTCGAACTGGTCGAACTTGGTGATTTCGCCGCCCTTAGTGGAACCGATCTGATAGTCCTTCAGGTTAACAAACAGGCCAAGCAGCTTGTGCTTCTTGCTCTCCGCATCAGTCCGAACTTTACCTTCAAACTGCTCAACGGTGTGGATCGCGACAACGTTCAGCGCAGCAGCCAGGTCGGCCTTGGAAGAATAGATGCGACGACCATTCAGGTCACGGGCCAGCAGCATGACATTCAGCAGGTGAGGAGTACAATAGAATTCCAGAGAACCACTACCCTTATACTGCTCACGAGCATACAGCGCGGCGGTGATAATAGCCTCGGCATAGATGTAGTTCTCACCGAAGTTCGCACTGGTGTTGGTACCCTGAAGCTCCGAACGAGCAGCCTCGATATCAACATCGGCATGAATAGTATACAAATCATCGTCATTCCAAATGGAACGAACATGAGTCTCGTCGATCTTCATTTCGTCGCCGTCCTCACGACCGTCACCGATCAGCACGGCACGAGCGATTTCCTCTTCGAGATTGCGACGCATAACACCCCACTGATACTCAACGACATCAAAGTCAGTGATGTCGATGATGTCATCGCGGTGCATAGCATCCTTCCGATAGATGGTCTGAGGATCAGTAGTACGGGACAGCAGTTTGATGTTACCAGCGACCTGCTTCTCCTCGCCTTTCTTATAGCCACGAGCACGCAGTTCCTCAGCTCGAGCATCGGCCTGACGAGTCCGAATACGGCTGATGGGGCTTTTGTGAGTTCCGCGCATAACATGGTCGACCCACGTCAGATCACGCTCAAGAAGTTCGGGAGCGGCGGAACCAAGAGTCTTGTAATCGGGGAACAGCGTTTCGATAGCGTCCTTCCCTTCGCTGTCAACAAACCCATGCTTCAGATCGCCATTCTCCTCAGCATAAATCTTCAGAGCGGTCTGCAAGCTACCAACATTATTAGCTTTGGCCATGGTGATGATGGCCTGCTGGTCAGCGTGGCTCAGAACGCCTCCCTCGCGTACTTCTTCCTGATCAAATACATTGTGCTTCATATTGTCGTTTCCTCCTTTAGTTTTTTCCTCGTCTTCTTTACCAGCTTCTTCAAGCGCCTGACCGATCATAGCATACACTACGGTCTTCTGTTCTTCATTCAACGTGTTGAACACGTCGGCGATGGTTTTTTCGTCATCGGTTTTCTTTGTCTCTTCAGCCACACTATCATCCTCCTTTTTATCATCAGCATGAGAAAGTGCTTCGGATCTTTCCATGGCATTCTCTTCGGCCTCGGAATCTTCATCGGTTTTCTCATCTTCAGCATGGCATAGCGTTATGTCTTCGCCAGTAAAGATGATAGCCTCCTCTTCAGACGCCTCGCCGTGCTTAATGATTGAATCAATGAATGCGCCGGGATTAGCTCCGGCAAGAACAAGACTAACCTCTCGGATAGCCCCATGAAGGACATTTCCCCCTTGCTGCTTAAGTTGATTGGCATAAATGGATAATGCGGAAACATCGCCATGCTCTACCAGCAACTTAGCATTCTGACCCGATTCGGTATCATTAAACTTGCAATATGCATAGACACCTTCATCCCGGTTTTCAAGTTTTGCATGACCGAGAACGTTAAGCGGATCATTGTGTTGATGATTCCAAACCAGAGGGACGGTCTGTCCGTCATTATCTCGGAATGCGTCTTTTAGAATGGTTCGGCCATCAGAACATTTGAGATTTGCTCTAGTCGCCCATCCACTAAAGTCAAACACTTCCATTTTGAATTTCTCCTTCCTTATTAGTATCATCGAGATCTTCACCGGTTGACCCTTCGTCTTCTTTAGGCTGAGCAATATTGCTGTTCACCAATTTATCAGCTTTAGGATCTTCAGACGGCATCATCCCGATAATCTGTCTAATTTCGTTAGAAGTCATAATCTCATTTCTCGTAAATTTATCAGCTATTTCAGCTATGTCATTAACGGGAACCAGATTAAACGGATTTCTAACGAACAAAATCGACTGTCGCTGGGATCGAGCAGTTTTAGTTAGAAACTTTCGTTTCATCTCATCCACAATAGCGGCAATAATAGGCTCAATAGTTCGGTTGTAATAATTGAGCATTGTTTTGTCATCGGCCGTTCCATCCAATATGGACTGAGTAATCCCTAACTGGCTATATAACATGCTAGTAAGGTATTCAATCTGCTTCATTAGATTATTTTCTACCGGCCGATTCAATTGAGTCACGCGCTCCGTGCCATCGGTATAAGCGATTCCATACTTGGAACCTGCTAATTGCATTTCGATGTCTTTTCTTCGCTGTTCTGCCTGTTGACGTCTAGTCTCCGTTTTAATGACATAAGGGAGTTGAATGATTAAATCCAACTTTCCAGAACCGCTTTGCTCATCGATAGCATCCAGTAGATTCAGTTTTCGAATCAATCGCTGCATGGTAGAATTAGGTTCATTCATGACTGCATACAGCGGATTCTCGATTATAGCCACCGTACTTTTCGGCACCATAATGTCTTGGCGCTTTCCACTTTTCTCATTGTAAACTCGAACCATGACTTTGTTTGGATACCATTCAATAATCTTACCAACTCGCATTGTTAAGATGTCATAGGAAGTCGTCACGTCAGGATTGAAGGTGGTATCTATTGGTACAATAGCTACGCCTCCTTCGTCCAATAAAGACATGACAACATCTTGCATGAAGGCCCGTCCAGTCTGGTCAAGATTCGCATCAAGCGTCAGACAATTATTTAGTCCAGAATTAACTTCCTCTTTGAACCGATTATTTTCATCCAATCTAACATGTTTAATGTCGATTGCCGATACGTCCAAAGCGATGCGATTATAGACAGAGGTGACTATCGAACGCTCGTTTCTCCTGGCCAGTCGAATTCTATCGGGTCTGTATGTATAGCTATCCCCGACATTGCGATAATAGTCAGTCGGACTTCGATTCATGAAAGCATTCCAAGCATGTTGAAGTCTATCTGTAAAACCCATTTTGAATTTCTCACCTCCTTATTCGAACGCATCTCTATTAAGCTTGAAAGCCACGAAAGCATCCAACATCGAAGCCACCGGGTCAATCTTAGCTTCATAGCGCTTCTTAAAGAGTTTCCTGTTACCGTTGGTATCTTCCAAGGTGATACAGTTGCCCATTGCAAACGACATCAATTCTTCGTCAAACAAAAGCATCCGCTCCTCAGAGAGCTTCTTCAACTCACCTAAAGGAACGGATTCTGTTTTAGCACCCTGTATAACTTTTTCAATACCGAATGGACCATTTTCTCGTTCCCAACGCTCAACGAATTCTCGAGCATTATAAGGGTCGAAACCAAAGCACCTGACGTCATACTCGCATTGAGCGATGTGAGTATCGAGGTCTTCATACACTTCCATCATGTCTAGCACCGTGCCAGGCATTACTATTAAACTTCCCTCATTTATGAACTGGTCGTATTTGATACGCATTGCCGATGGTAATTTCATGAGAGTGAACTCAGTTATATAGTTGCGAGTCTTGATTCCGAATTCGCCCCTCGAAAGAGGAAACATAAACGTAAATGAACAGAAGTCATCTCCCTGAGAAAGGTCGGCGCCCATGGAGCATGGCATACGCCAGAAGTCTCGTTTTCGATGAGGCAGGGTTTCTTCATATGTGAAGTAATAAGTGTAGCCTTCCATCGGAATCCCAAAGCGCTTAGCGAGTATGTCGTTTCGTACAGCAGGGTTCTTCTCTGCTCGTTCGACATCAAGCTGATAAGTCTCGTATGTTACGGTCTTTCCCAAATTCGGGTTAGCCTTACGCCACATATCCGGATTTGCAACTTCATCAATAGAATCGAGTTTATACCACCATATGGATACATGAGGGTTGTAATATTCCCCTTTAAGCATGTCCATTAATTCCATTTTGATTGTATCGCCGCTTCCATTACGAACCGTGCCCTCAGAACTAATAGCTACGATTAAATAATCGTCATTCGTGCTTTGACTTTGTTCTTTCGCCGCGCCTTGTTCTAAGGCCCCGATTACATCTTCCCGAATGTCGCCAGAAAGCCATTCGTCGACAGTGGCAACCTTGACTCGCAAACCCTGAAGCTTATCGATACTCATCGGTCTTACCTCAAGCAATGATCCAGTTAAGAAATTCTGAATTCCTTTTTTAGTGCTAGCTAATTTAACTCTGTTAGCTTTGGAACCAGTTGTATTTTGCAAAGATCCTTCGGTAAGAAATTTGTACAATGGTCCTCTAGCTCTGGTTATAGCGGTTCTTATCGGAGACATTACTTCTTCGGCTTGAGCCATTGTCGGCGCAGTAGTTACCTGATGGGTCGTAGAAGTGTCAACATTAAGGAAATAATTCTGCAGGCAAGAAGCATACATGGATTTAGCTGCTCCTCGAGCCACGATTAGGTATTGTTTCTTGACTAATCGTTTCTTTATTCTCTTATTGACATATCTCCCGCCATGTCCATCCGGACTCGGTTCATAAACGCTTCGTTCGACAAAGTAGTACCATCCAAATATTTGTTCGGCCCATAACTTAAAAGAGTCGAGCAAATGAAGATCTTCCCCATCGGTTAATGTCAGTTCATTCTCGCAATAATTAATAAAACCCTGGATCGCTTGGTCGTCATACCAAATTCCAGGGTTCTCAATTAGAGCATCTATTCTGTTCATTTCCATGGAGATCTCTTCACATACTGGGATTTCGCCTCTAACAACAGCATCTCGAAACATCCCATAATATTTAGGAGTAGCAGTGTTAGATAAAGCCATTACCGATCATCATCCTTTGGTGCGGGTAGGTAACCGGCGATGTAACGCTGACCGGCATCCGTATATGAGCTGCTTCGTGCATCTGAAACTTTTACTTCGCTCCATTCGGCATCGACATAATCCTTTCCGGATTTTCTTTGGCTGGATGTACTTTTTCGATAATCAGGCCATGAAACTGTTCCGCTGTAATAAACCGTATCATCAGAAGATTCGGTTTTCTTAGCTTGTTTTTCGGCTGCTTTGGCTTCTTTTTTGGCTTGCTTAGTAGCTTCCTTATCGGCAGCCTTTTTTACGTTATCAACCGTCTTTTTAGTAGCGTTCTCTACCGGCTTTTTCGCCCCTTCTAAATCCTTCAACGAAGTGCTAAGAATCTTTTCGACACCTTTATTAAGAAGTCCAGTCAGTAATTTCTTTCCAGCAGCGGTTGCAGCAGGAGAGACGATTTCTTTGCCGATGTGATTAACAAACTTCCTACCAGTAGAAATCTCTTCAGGTTGAAGACTTTTCAACTCTTTCTCCAATTTCAAACGTTCTACTTGGGTTTTCAAATCCCTGTTCGGATCATCGCCATAAAGCTTTCTTGACAGATCAACATAAGCGTCTTCATTCCTAAGACGATTCACCTTTTGCTGTAAAGTGGCATCGTCCAAGTCGGATATAGAGACCTTTTTAGCCTGAGTTTCCGACTTGGCTTCTTGGGCAGCCGTTTTCTTTTCTTCTGGCTTCTTTACGCCATTAAGCTTGTCACGACGATCTTCTAAATCTTTTCGAGCAGCATCAAGTTTATCAAGTTTAGCTTTGGTTTTTGCTTGATTAGCTAGGACTCGCTTCTCTTCCTTGATTTTCTCCATTTCCTTATTGTACCGCTTCTGCCCGGCTTTAGTTAACGTTCCATCTCTATTCTGATAACGTCTAACGCCCCAACGCATCCCTTTGATTCCGTGATGTTGCAGGTAATATTTATACGCCATTTTGAATTTCCTCCTTCCTCATAGAATCCACAATGTCGACTTGAACGTTTAAACGCCATTCCAGTTCGCAAATCGTTCTACTCATAGAATCTAAGACTGCGGAACTAAGAGGCGGGTCGAACATAAGTCTAACCTTCATGTAGACGTAGGTTTTAATTGCTTGAAAATTTTTATCATCTTCCCCGATAAAATCGGACCACATAGTATTAGCATCGCTGATGGCAAAGCCCTCGGAAGGTCCAACACCAAGTTGAGTCAATACCATAAAAACAGAATTAATATGCATAATGAGGTCGTTATCGAAATGAGTATAGTCTTTATCGATGCCTAAAAGTTTTTTTACCGAGGTTAATATGCTTTCCATAACGATCCTCCTTTATTATTGGATCGCAATGAACTTCTTCATGCAGAACCCTTCGATTCCGGATACAGTGCAAATTTTATAGAAATCATTAGTGGATTCTTTCTCATCGATAGTAACTTCCGTGAGACATTCGATCGTGCAGATAATAGAACCGTCTGATTTAGGCTCTTTACGAACATTGAGTCTCAGACAGTTAGCCACTACTCCGGTCTTGGGTTTTGCGATTTCTTCAACCTCCACATCTTCTACTGCGGTGTCCACGGCAACTTCATTTTCAACAAGTTCAACGACCTCTTTTTCTTCCTGCCGCTTTGCATATCTGGTATAATCTTTCTTTCCCATACAGAATTCCTCCTTCTTATTGTTTCCACGGACAAGTATCATTTTTAGTTCTTTCTATAGGGGCTCGAATTAATAGATTTTCGTCTCCATAGTGAATTGCATTATGAGTATTATGAGTCGTGCAAATTAAAAACTCAGGATCTAACAGGAACTCACTCTCGCTTTCAATGTCTCGAACTGTAAGCGGATTAATATGATGGATTATTATTCGTCCATGGATTTCATAACCTTCCACTCCGAGATCACAACCATTATCTCTGATGATTACAAAATCCCTAATCGTCTTCCATTTCTGAGACCTATAAAATACTTGATTTAAATACCTGTCAAATCCAAACGTCTCCTTGCCAACAGCTCCGTCAAGTCGCAAGTATTGATAACGTTCTTCAAAAGTTAATAGCTTAGATAGTTCGGAATAATTTCTAATACTCATCTGGGTCACCTTGTCCGCTATAATTACGCATGGCAGTAATTGCATTAGTATAAAGTTCTTCGATCTTCTTAGCGGACTGAAGCGATTCGGTTTTCGCCACGATAAGGTCTTTTTGCTTCTCCAAAATCTCTCTTTCAATCTGCTCTTTCCTAGTAGCAAGTTTTAAAAAATGTGTTATTACCTGAGAGGAAGCAGTACCATCTCGCAACTGCTCCTCGGCACGATCCATAGCCAATGCAATCATTTGATTTTCTCTAGCTTCCGGCGTTAAAGCGGGTCTCATCTTTTGTTTCGAGCTAGAAGTTTTCTCGCCTCTAACTTTTGCCATTGTTACTGCCTCCTTTCATTCTGTTATGGTATGGTTTGGCAATAGTTTTGGCAGCTACTAATGAACTTTTTATCTAGTTTTAGGTGGTGTTTAAAGGAACCCACAA